CCTTAACATCATTTGGCAATACATATAGAGCCTGAACATTGGAGAAGAGACACTTACTCTTAAGGTCAATCTTTATCTATCCGTATTTTGTTCTCAATGAATACACGCCGCCAGCCTCTTTGACCGGAAACAAAGCAGTGTGTCCAGTAACTTCATACTTGTTATCCTTTAAGACAATCTGCACCTTTTTCTTATAAGGCTTAGATAGCTTATATAGAACTAGTTGAGATGGATCACAATCGTCCTAAGTCTGAATGTACACCTGCTCCTTTTCTATGACATGAACTTTGTCGAGGGCATATGTAACTAGACCAGTTGAAATGTTCTTTGTTACATCAAACACTTTTGCCTGATCATTCGAAACACCAAAGCCCTTCACATACTGTTCTTCATCATCAAAGATGTTAACAATACTGTCATATGAAGATGTTGTGCTTGTAGACGATGCCGGAACTGTACCACCATATTTAAAGTTCAGCTATTTGTATACTGCCAATTTTTGAGACGACTATGATAGATCAATTTCTCTTGCTGCATTAGATATTTCACCGACATCTCTAATAAGAGAGTCGGTTTTAATAGCATCTTTAACAACCTTAAATCCAGTCATTTCAACCTTAATCCATATCTTAAATACTGGCTGAGTTGTATTTATCTATCGTGAAGAAACTGTATTGTAGTTAACAACCTTAGATAGTGTTGCAGATGGATTGAATATTTTCTAATTTTCCACTTCAACCCAATTTTGTTGATCATGAGAAATGTAGAACACAACATTTTTTGTATCAAAGTTGTATTTTTCAACATTGGCCGCGATCTATGCTTTCAGGATTTGATCTGAAAATTCAAATGGACCAACAATGATCTAGCCAGATTCAATTGCAGAATACTGCATAACCTTTAAGTCTTGCATTGAAATGGCATATCTAGTTTTGTTTTGTCCATAGACAACCTACGGATACTGTTGGTGGAATTTGATGATGATATATTTTGCATTGTGAGTAGATGTATGTAACTGTACCTTTCCATTTTTAAAGGTAAACATTTCAAGATCAATACTCTTTTTGTTGCTCAAACGAATATCAGCATATTCCCAATCAACTCCATCAGCCTACATTTCTATACCAACAATACTTGGCAGTCTTACACCAAGGTTATTTATTGTAAACGAAACTAAGTTGACAGGATAAACTTGGTCTAATTCAATTTCCAGATTAAGAATAAGTTCATCATTGAACTTTTCATATTCAAAGCGTGACATCCCACCTATTAGGTTATTGGGATTGTCATACATTTTTGTCGCGCCAATAGAGTTGCCTGGCTGTCCACCATTAGATGATGTTTTAATTGACATAACAGTTCTTAATGATTCATCTGAAGAATCCAAATACATTTGCATTGTTCCAGTATCACGAAACACACCAGTTGCCAGTTCACGAATACTTTCATCATAAACTGCACCAGAATCTTGCTAAGCGCCTGTGATTGCATACATGTCATAGAGTTTTGAGGCAACATCTGTTAACTGTATAATAGCTTCCTCAATCTTTAAGGAGGACGTATCAAGAGACTGAAACATGGTTGCTGAGATGCCATTTACCACAGATACATTACTATTGATGTACTCGGCCACAGTGGAAAGGCAATTGTCTATATCTTCTTTTTGTACGTCATCCTTTAGAGGCAATTTCTTTTTTAGGTACATAATTACAATTCTGCCTATATAATGGCCAATCTCTTAATAATTGGTGTGCTATTTATTGATGTAATCTCTGGGTTGAACAAGTCAATAATATATCTATATTCGATATGCTAGCAATTATAGTTGGCCAGTTTAATTTGCCAATCACTATTGATAAAAATGTCTTCAGATATTTTTGTAAAGACGCCACTTTTCAAATGCTCTGGCTTATACATCAGATAGCCAAAATATCCGTCTGGGACGCTCACAGACATCGTTTGTTCTTGTTCCCCAAGGTTTACCTTGCTTGCATGCACAATTAAATATACGTCGCCATATGGCTTATACTGAGTCTTGTGCTAACCACTCTTTTCAACCCTTTCATAGATATATCCATCATCACTTCCAGATATTGGAAGGAAGTATTTGTATACCGTATTCCCATACTTGTCGAATGTCTCTATTCCAAGAATAACAGATGCTATAGTGTCTTCAATATTCTCTATGTCAAATGATGGAACTATGTATTCATTGAAGTCGATAGATTCTGACTTTGAAATAAATCTTCCCGATTTCTTATAGGTTGTTGTACCTATTGAAATGTCCATTGCATACATGTCGTCTTTAGCAAAAACAGGATCACACTCAATTTCAACATCAATATATTGCTAGATAACATTATCATAGCGAATACTAATGTCTGATTGTAGTTTTGTTTTTGTGTCATAAATCGTAATAGTTTCTCCATTCTCATTGATGGTTTCAACTTTTAAGATAGACACGTCTACTATGTTGGGGCTAAATGTCATTGTATTGTGCAGACTCCTAGAGCCAAGATCTACTGTATATATACGTCTTGTTGACATTTATTAACTTCCCTTAACTGGAACGCCGTCAACAAATTTTAGATCCTAACTGTTCATAACAATGTAGAACCTTGAGTCAACGCCATAGGTTTTTAATTTTTCAAACTTATCTTTAGCTTCAATTGCTATATTGTAAGTGTTGATAGCATTTTCAAAAATGATTCCGTTATCAGTCTGCTAATAAACAAGTCCGTCAAAATCACCTTCCAGCAAGTTAATCATCTAAATAGATGAAGAACCATATATCTATCCAGACTCTAAAACATTTCTGGATAAAAACGCAATTTGAGACCTGATTACATCTATTTTCTTCTCAAGAGAATCTATGGCATCAAACACTGATGTCTAAACGGCAGACTGTGCATCCTTTAAGAATTGCACATGAGTGTTTTGCATTTGTGCCATTTCAGATACTAAGAAAAGCAATTGCTGATAAACATCTTGGTTTGGATACTCTGACATATAATAAAAGGAAGATGGAAATTTTTTATTCACAAGCTTCTAATTACGATATTCAATAAACTCTTTTATATCCATATGTCGTCTCCATATTTCAAGCCAAGTTTTGCCTTGGTAATCTTTTGTGAATTCAAAATTTGAACATGAACATCATTTTTCATAATCTTGATTTCTGGATTGTCAATTGCAACCCATTCATTATTTATTTCTGCATAAACAATAAATATTTTTAATAGTGACTCCAATAGTTCTTGACCAGCATAAAGTTGAAAATCATTCTTACTTGTATTTGCAAGATTGAAAGCTTCTTTCTTGTACCCAATATTAAACCTTTCAAGATCTTCTACTTCATTCCTTGTGAGTTTTAATAGCCAATAATCTATTGAGTTTTTTGGATCTTCAACATGGGCCAGGTCATGCTAACAGGCTCTTAGTATGCCATCTATGTCATAATTAGAATAAAAGATAAATCTATTGTCCCATCCAGATGTAACTTGATTGTTTACTACAAAGTTTAAAGGATAACTGTTAAACCCATTTATCTTAAAAATACCTGTTGTAAATTGCAAGTTATAATCAGTCTACCAATTCTTTAAGAGGCTATTTTCTTGAATAGCATTTGACTTGCTAATCAAAATTGTGTCTGCAAAATTTCTTATATCAGTAAACTTATAATCGCCTGTAATCAGGAATGGATTTTCATTAATGATATAATCAAATTTAGATATACTAAACACATTGACTCGTTTAATAATTGGTATTTTAAATTGATTATAGACTATATCAAAATTACTCTTTTCTGCATTAAATTTAGCCAGTGCAACTGAACTGCTTGAGAATAATCGTCTGCCAGTTTCATACTTAAACACATATGCATCATTGTATTCACCATAGGACATAACCCTGTTGCCAGAGTAGGTGTATCCTATTGGGCCACTTAGAGACGACTAAAAAATCTTATGCTCTGACAAAGTTGCATCGCCCTATTCAATGGTAAAAGTTTTTGGGTATTCAATTACATGTTTTTCATATGCAATACGTGTCGGATAGAAGAATGCCTAATAAGTATATCCTTCAACGCCAGAATACTGTGACACAACATCATCAATCAGATATTTGAGTTCAGGAAGATCAAGATAATAATAGCTTACATATGCATTATATTTTGATATGTCAACACCGTATTCCTTAGCAATCTTTGATACATCTATCTAGCCAAGATACAACTGGACATTATTATGATTAATGTTAAGAGTGAATGAATCAAAATAGTCATAGATCGACTCAAAATATATCTCAATGTCTTCTGGATAAATATAACGATTTTTCAATTTGTAATTTTCAAATTTGTCTTCTACGAATTCTTTGTTAACAAATCTTTTTCTTGGCTGAATTGCCGTATAGTCATAATTGCAAATATATTGTTTACCTGCATATGTTCTAGAGGTACTAAAAATGAATGGGGAAAAATACAGGCAGTAATCATCAATGAAGCATGGGTGATAAACTTGTTCTTCCAGTTTTTCAACAATGACATTTGGCTTAGAAAAAATAATGCGGATCTTGTCACCATCTTTCTTCAGATAGTATGTTCTATCATCTACGTCATAATAGGACGTTAGATTATCAAACAGGTTCCACAGGAATACAGGAACACATTCATGAAATGCAGTAAAGCTAAAGTTACCAGTTGTCTTGTCATAATAATCAAATGAACCCTATGTTACATTGGTGTAAACGAAGTAGTTATCTTGATAACAAAGTTCTCCATCTAGATAGATGTCATGATTTAAAACTGGTGTTTTTATGGATTTATAGAATAATGGCTTGCCATTATATTTGACGTCTGTGGCTTTAATATTACCACTATTTGTTAGGATGCGTGTTTCTTTATCGCTTGTTTCATATTTAAAAATGGATACAACTTCTGAAACGTCATTTTTGAGTGTTTGTTCAAACTTGGTGAAATTATTTTCATCATTAATTGTGGCTAAAACACAGTCTCCAGTCTCAGTCTTGTGAAGTCCGAATTTATCCTGCTAAGGAGCAAGCGTTACCTTGTAACTAATCTTTGGCATATTTAACTCTTATTGAAAATGGGGCATTGCTGCCCCGTTTATATTAAAATACTTTTATGTAGCCTGAGACAGGTTGGCTTGCATATATTATCATATCACCATTTTCATCGCCCGTTGAGGCATTGGTGCTCAATGTAACAACCTTATGGAATACCATCTGTTCACGTTGACCTTTTTCATTTGTAAAGTGTCCAACAACCTATGGATATTCGCCAGCCTTATGAGCAGATTTTAAAATGCGTAATCTATAGAATCCACGCAAATCTACATCAACATCGGTATTTGGTATTAATTCCCACGAGTTGATTAAAATTGGCTGTGTATACACTGTTGCCACACCTGGAATTCCTGGTGTTCCGACAGTCTCTTTGCCAGCGGTTAATTCATTGGTGTAGATCGCTGCAATACGATTCGCAGGTTGTCCAATCTGAACAGTGCCAGTTAAAGGTATGATATTACCAGAAATGTAAATGTTTCTTACTTCAATATCGCCAAGTCCTGCTGGTGTAAAGTCACTGACAGGTCTCTGAAATCTTGTTATGTCACCTTTTGACTGAATAACAAGTTTCTATGGACTGGTTGAATTAGCAGTGTAATTATAAATTTCATGCCCCTCAAGTTTTAAAGCCCATGTGGTTTTACCCGTAGAAATTGACGCAGTAGTATTTATCTCAAGACCATTTTGCTTAGATGTTAACAGTAAGCTTGATGACTACTTTCTTCTATATATCTTTTGACCATCATTTGCATCGCCAAAAATAATTGCATTAGAATCACCATCCAGGTTGCTAAAGAACGACCCGTTATCTTCGCCATCACCATTATACTTGGATGCTACAAAGAGATCTCCTATGAGGGCATTATTGTATGTACCTGGATCTTCTTGCCTATATCCTTCTCTATGCAAATACTGTGGATGATCATTGCCAGGCATAGTAGATGGGGAGTATTTAACAAGGCTCTTTTCCTATGTTGGAACAAGCCCGCCGATTTCACTGTGAAGTATAGGCTTCGATGCATCAAAAGATGAGTGTGTGTGATTCTTCATAAAATGATAGAGGTCACGAATCATTTCTGACAATGAGATGTTCGCAATCTACATTACAACTGTATCATTTACTAAATCAATCGTTTCTGATGAGTCAAGCTCAATTTCATACTCAAGTTCAGATACAACATATACCCCGGAAACTTTAAGCTTTCTAAATTCATTATCAAGACCGGATCTTTTTATCCATGGCGAAATAACGTCCTTTTTATCTTCTGTTGGCGAAACACTTCCAGGGCCAATATACCCCTTTATTGTAGAAGAGAATTTTGGAGAAAGCTTTTTGCCAAATGGATCACCACTGGTTGCGAATTGGTTATAAGCAGACGCTTCAACTTTAACCCTGATTCTACCATTTGCAAGTCGTGTTAATACTGGACGCTTAACCTTGCCAGAATCAATCAGTGTTGGCTATGGAACGATGTTCGGTCTAAAGCCAGATTCCTATCTTCCAAACGTTGGATATTGTCCATCATACTTAACAGTCAATTCTGTACTGAGAATTGTCTTGTAAAATACAAGTCGTCTACCTATTACAGTAAAATCAGTATTGCTCTTTAGGTCTTTCAGTGAAGATTTATATACCCAAATTGCATTCACTTCATCTACTGGGCCTTTGCTTGCCTGAATGGATAGTGGAGTGGTAAGTTGCGATGAGTCTGAGACAGTTGGTTTTAAAGTCAATAAAAACTCTTTCGTTTTTCCATCTGGTTGAAACTATTCGACATATCCATTCATTACTTCGCCAAATGGTTCTTCTGGAGAAATAACTCCTATGTTGCCAATGGCCAGATGTAAGGTATTGATATAGGATGCCAGTTTAAACTTTGATGTTGACGAGCTGTGCACATCCCCAATGACATCTCCTATAATATCAAATCCACCTTCAATTGACTGAATTAGATTTGCTATTGTTCTTTCTTTAACCTACAAATCTAAATAAGTTAAAGGCACACTTTTAAAAAAAGTACCGTATAAATTACTCATTCTGAAATCACCATAAAACTTCTTTATATTTCAAGGTTAAAAACCTTAGATAATCTGGGGTAAAAATTGTTTCAAATTCAAGTTTTTCTGGAACATACACTGTTGCGCCAGCGGCATTAATGTAACCAAACTTGACCGTGCCTGCCCGTGATATTGCAACACGCATTTGTTTTAATGATGGATAACGAGTTGCTAATGGAACATTATTTTTCACATAGAATGCAAACTTCTTATTCATAACATCAACACAAAAGATTTTTGGGAAAATGGCATGGTTATATTTTATTCTAAATGTCACATCTGTTAAATGAAGAGATGGGTTAAGGATAATGATGTCTGGATCAACGATCTTCCATTCATCAAATACTTCATCATAATCAGTGTAAGAACCATCTGGACTATATCTACGCACAGTCTTATAGAGTTCAATGCTGTCAACATCAGGCCATGATGGCAATATGATTTTATTGCCAGTCTTCTACGTATTGAAAGAAAACGAAATCTTTGAATCAGACAGTATCATTGAGTCAATATCTTTTTGATCAATCGCAATTTGATCACCGCTCAAATAGAATTGAGATATTGTCCACTTACGCGTCTTATAAACACCCTGTTGTAAATTTCCCTGAAGGTCTTTTGCTTTATTATCATTATCCATGTACTTAAATTGAGCACCCTATGAATCTTGAACGTCTTGTTCTTTTTGATATGGATATAGCCAATTTATATTAGGAAGCAAATCTACGCCTTCTGCCCACAAGGCTTGCCCTTCAGTTTCTATTCTAGATTGATACAGGTTTGGGTCAAGTAGGGATTTGGTCATTGGCCTGTTGACGTCAGCGCCGATTGATAATCTAGGTAAGATGCCATTTGTAAACTCGCCTAATAACGTAGCACTTTCAGGTACAATATTTTCATTCTATGTAAATTCATATTTGGAAACACCATTACCAAGGTCAGTCACAACAAAATCGCTCAACTTGACTGGAATTGTTAAATCAAATATATCCATAGATGGTCTACACCATAAAGAATTTAGCACAGAGGATTTAAATACATATCTCTTTTTATCATATATTCTGTGGCCATTAATAACAATTGGAACGTCCTATTCCGCAAACATAGTTTTGTTTTTTGCTGGAACACGGAAGAATGAATGATCTTGTTGAACTGAAAACACCTTATTGGTCGAATCCCATGTTCCTGTGTGCATCATCATCCTTTTGTCTGACAGTGTAAAATTAGATACAGTCGTATCATATGTATCCACATCTAAAAGGACAACCTTATCGTTATGATCAACTGCTTCCATTTTATCTACAACTTCTGACTGCATGCCAAAATATACTGCTGGCGCAATATCATAAAATGCAACAATAGAGTAAACGCTATTTGCGTTCTCATTGGAGTTAACTATAGATGTGTCAACTTCTACAGTAACATCTTGCCATGAGCCACCAGGAAATGGTGCCAATGGGTCAGAACTTTTTACCCAGCGCTTCTGCACTTCAGTTCTTTTTGTATTAAATGATATATCAAGATTGCTATATGCATTGGCAATAATGTCTTTATGTATAGAGATTGTGCCCGTTGAGCCATTAATTTCATATTCACTACTAGAAAGAAATTTGATACCAGCACCGAAGCGAATACCTATCAGGATATTTGAACTTGTATCTATGGGGAAAAACGTTGTACCAACTCGAATATATTCTGGATCCTATTCTGGAACAATGCCAAAGTCACGCAGCCTTATATTGTCACACGCATCAATTGCGTCCGCCTATTTGATACCAAATTGTACAAACGAGTTGATAAAGTCAGATGGCTTAGTGAATTTTGCATCATATGTAAGTCCATTTAGCTTCATGATATTAACAGTATCTAAATGCACCATGGCATAGTTGTAGTCATTGTGTTTGAAAGTATAAAGAAAATTATCCTATACATTGTTAACATAGTTTAACTCATATGGTAATGCAGATTTATAAATAGATATTCTGCCACGCTTACGCCTAAATACAAATGCCTCAACAGAACCATCCTGAATATCATATGAATCTTCATGTATTCTAGTCGCATAAGTGTTAGTTTTACCATTTGCAAACTGGCGATAGTCACCGAGATATTTAATTTCATCTAGAAACTATGCTGACTTTTCACCGTTTAAACATATCCCTGATATCTTGTTTTTAACAAGTCTCCCTTGTTTTATAAGATAGTTAGAAGATAGTTCAACATGTCTATCTGTTTCATTAACATCATATGCATTCACAATCCCATCAATAAAGTTTGTAGGATTCACTTCTCTAACCTGTAATACTGGTGCAACTTCTGGATTATAGGCACTATTACCAAATGCCAGTCCAGTATTAATATTGCTTAGTTCCTCAGATTTTAGAGTAAGTTTGTATGATATTTTTTTTGTCATCTTGAAGCATTCCTGATTTGTGCATTGTAGGAAATAGCAGCCCTTCTAACTGTTTTGCTCGTATTGAAACATTTATCAAAAACATCATAGGCAGGCTAGATCTTGTTTGGCTATATGCACAGGTAAAACCTGTTAATACGCAATTTAACAAGTCCAACAATACTCTATGCTGTATGCTATGTTTCTGTGTACAGTTTGCCATCGCTTACATTATAGTACGGCAGATCATAATCATTGGCACCAATATGTTCAGACATTTTAATCACCTAGTGTGATATATCACTAATGAGGTGTTTGGCATAGAAGCAATTTTCATTAACAATGTGTGAGAGTTCGTATGGGGACTCATCAACTTGAATATTATGAAAACTTGTGCTTGAAAAATCCTAAAGAAATAATGAGGGTAATAGCGCATACTTTGCACTAATAAGTTTGACATCAATACCATTTTTATCTAAGAGCTTGATGGTAGTGATAAGCGAAGTGTCGAAAATACAATGTGATTCTTTTGCACTCTCGAAATTACCATCATTATAAATGTTTAGCTCGCCATTTTCAATTTTTATATCAATATTTTCTGGCAATGTTATGAGGGCAACAGGTGTCTTTGTGCCCTCTAATTTTTTAAAGTCTTCCCTTAAAACAAGATTATCTTTTGGCAAAGGGTCGTGTATTGTTGTTGTAGCAGATTTGTATATAGCCATATTATTTTATCACATCCACATTTTCGCTAAATAATAAACCATCATTTGTGGTTAGGAAGACATGCCTGTATGGCACCAACTTCTTATAAACACTATCCTCTAAGCTAATTAAGTCTCTATTGCTATAGAGTAAATTTGCCTATGAAAAAGATAAAAGCGTCATATAAATCTAGTTCTGTATTGTCTTAACACAAAAAGCCTCTGGTGTTGAGTCAAGTCTAACTATTACAGTATATGATTTATTATCTTCTCTATCAAAAAACATTCTTGTTTTGCCACTTATGTTGGACAAGTCAATCCACGTGTCGTTGTCTTTTGTAAAAGTACCATCGCCAGCAATGTAGTAATATTCTTTTCCATAAGACAGTTCAAGTCTGGCAAATTTAGCATTGTACATTTCTTTGGCAAAGTCTACATTGATAGATACAGAAATCTCTCCGTCAGTATCATAATCTAGGGTAATAACATCGTTATTATTAGTAGATTCAAATTCGGCAGATTCAGCATAGTTATCTAACATTAATTTACCGGCATATATTTTATTATTATCAGTTCTAACCAGGATGTCAAAATAGGTTGTAACAAAAAAGTCTACAACATTTTCATCATCAGGTAGGTCAAGAAGCATGCGCCAGTTGTCTTCCCTTGCGCCCTATGTGGCATTATAGATCATAAGATACTGTCCATCGAGGTAAAACTCTGGGTCAAAAAAATTGCCATACATATCGCAAATTCTTTTTGAGAATCCATTTATCTGCTTAACAGAATGATATCCGCCAAAGCTACGAAGATTTAAGGCAGTCGTTGCATAACAATCCACTTCCTAATGTATATTGAATATATAGAAATATTCATTAATGGTTTCACATACAGCCTACTAGTTAAAAGAAATCTACTCTTTTAATATTTCGCCTGAGTAGGTAGCGCCTACTATGCTAACTGTTTTTACTGCTGTTTGAGATGCTCCACTAACAGCCACATAAAGGCGTGTTGCTCGTTTTAGTCTTGTTGGAGTATCGTATGATTTACCTTCAAATGTAAACAGATCAATGGGATCAATCTCTACCATCTCAACTTCTTTAATTGCAAACATGGCCGGATTGCAGTCACCTATATCACCAACATAGTGGTACAGACCACGACTAGTCATTAGTGTCTATGGTATTAATGAGGTTGTAAAGTTATATGCTTTTCTTGAGTAAGAGAACGGTATTTTTTTATTAAAAGTACCATCCATAATCTAATCAACAAGGTTGGTCTTAGTTGAAATACTTTGCATAAAAGGGCCAAGAAGCTTGGCCGTATTTGAATAGAAAAGTTGATAAGCCTATGACCATGCTGGAAAGTGGCGCAAGACCCTGTGAATATCAAGATTGTTATATGTTTCCTTAATTGGCACTCCAGACATTAGACTACCTTCCTTAATGATGTTGAGTTAGTTATCATATAGACATTAATTGGGGCAATTATCTCCTGAGAAGATATTGAGATAACATAGTCAATGTTCGGATCATATAATGATGCTTGAACTATTTCAAAGTCCTCTATTCTCAATGAGCGCTTAACTCTATCCTCAATGTCCTAAACCAAAAAGCCATTATATTCACTATACAAATATGCAGAATTAAATGCTTTTATTATTGCATCTTGAACAACGTCATCTGCAACAGTAGATTCATTTCGATAATCAAACATGATAACACATGCTGCTGGTATTAAAACTTTTACCTATGCACTGTATGCGTAATTTCTTTGTATTGCCTGCTCAATTGCAGACTTCATATATCCTTTGTCGGAATCAGTCTATTCACCTAAGAGCATTGCATTGGAAACAAAGCCAATATCAATTGTGCCAGGACCTCGCATGTTCGCCTTAATGTAAACTCCTGATACGCCTGCAACTTCACGAATAGCTATTTCTAACGAGGAGCCGCTGGTTCTTAGTGGATCAGTTTTCTTTGCGCCAATCCTAGACCTGAAAAAATCATCATCATTATTTGTTATATCAAAACGAACCGGTTGGTCAAATTCAAATACAAGTGCTTCATTGCTATTTGCATACTCGTTGTATTGCAACGGAAGAATCATTTGCTTGCCCTTGCTAATTGATACGCCGCCAGCATCTTGCTATACATAAAGGCGAGCTGAAACATAAACTTCTTTTTCGCCCGGATTTAATCTAACTTCATCTAGCAATTGAATCTATAATTCCTAGCTCATCTGAAATGTTGTACCAGATTCAATGTATGGACTAACATTTCGAACTTTATCAAAATAGTCTCCATTAGATAATTTAATTTTAATTACAGAATGAGAGGCTAAGATGTCTATATATTGTCTTGTGTTTCTAAATACACCTTCACCAGCACCAATCAAATCGAGTGCTCTTTCTGATGCAGTTGTGTATCGCATATCATTGATTTTTTCAGTAATAAAACCGCTATAGTCAGCAATTTCAGTTTTGATTGCTTCAACAATCTATCCAACCTTCGAGCTTTTAGTTGGATTGTCTATTCCAGTTGCATAAGATATTTTCTTTAAAATACTAGCTGTCTACTGAATAGAGTTCTGTGTAAAATTAGTTGCCATATTGCAATCCTGTTACCGTATTAAAAATATAGTTAATATTAACCACTTCGGTTAAGCCTGTACCATTCTGAATAAGGACAGTTAATTTTATATATAATGTATGCTTATCTTTCCAGGCAACAACATCAAAATCTCCTGGCTACAAAAAGCCATCAATAGTTAATGCTTGTTTTATTTGTTTTTCAGCGCCTCTTTCAATAGCAAGATCATCAGTTCTACCTATAAGAGATTGTAGATTGGCCACTGCCGGGTTCTCATTGAGATAATCTGACATAGATGACCTAACCCTATCAATTACATTCTGCTTAACAATTTCAGTTGGTGTATTGATTGTTCTTACGTCGCCAGTGCCAAATTGAAGATCACCATATTTTCCAAAATACACATCTTTATTAATTTGAATCATAGCGCAGCTCCCTGAATGACCATTGAAGATATTGCTGTCATATGCATTGCATTTTTAACTGGAACATCAACAATGAAGGTTGATATGGGACTAATGATTGTTGAAGGTAGTGCGGTAAGTGTCATTGGATTGAACTTATATATTCCTCCAAATCTTACCAGAGTAGGTGATGCTGAGACGGATAGTGGGCCGTTAATAAACGTACCCACCTTTGTTTTTGTTGATACAGACATTGCGCCTGAAGCCATGGTAATCAGTTCATCTCCATAATCAAGGAATGCTGTGCTACCTATGCTATTTCTAATTATCATGATCTTCCCTAAAAAATCTACACTGGTACATGACAAGACATCTATTTTAACAGATTCTTACTAAGTCCAGTAACTATTTTAACAGGCGTTGTATTCTTCCAATCATTTTTTCCGCCATCATCCGTAGATGATCTATCCCACGCTTCTTCGTCTCCATAACGTATAACGCCAGTCTTGGCATTTTTATTTACATTCTCAACATTGTCTTTGATTGTTAAATCAATGTCTTCTTTTGTGTAGCCGAATTGTGCGAGGTATTGTTCTATTTTTGGAGTGACTTCAATGTTAGATGGATCTTTAGACATTGCCCTAATTTCTTTCATGCGATCACGATCAATCGTTCTGGGCTTTCTATTTCGATTATTTAACTAAGCCATGATTGGGTCGCCATGTCTGGTTTGAACTGTTACGCTCTCACCAAGAATTTTTAATGGATCAAATTGAATATCATTTGCTTTAATGTCTAAAGGAATTAACACTTCAGCCATTGTCAACTTCTACTCTTCTATTTGAGCCTCATTGCCAAACAGCAAAGCTGGCTTTTCAAGGCCAGCTTGCTTTGTTCTTCTAATGATAGCATAGATGTCATTGCCTTGTATTGAAACTTTTTCAATAACACCCATTTCTTCTTTTGCAGACTAACGAGCTATGCGCTCAGTCATAATTGAACTACTTGTCATATATCTACCTGTGCATCTGCTGTAATATAATTAACGATTCTACCCAAGTCTGTAGTGGTCTTCTAGAACTCATCCATAAAACTTTCCAACAGGTCATTGTCTTTATATCCAACAATGCCACCGGTATACTAAACACCATTAAGCTTAATTGGATATATTCTAACTGGCTGTCTTGTTTTTAAGCCAAAGAGTATAGTCTATGTCAATGCCTCAACAGCAATTGTACCAATACCATACACAGCAAGGAATGCAAGTGCACCAGGACCTGTCAAGCTTGCTGCGACGGCAGCACCACCACCAACTGCTAGTCTCAATCCCGAGAATGCTGTACTTATCATTGGTCTGAATTTGATAGCACCACCAAGAGTTCTTGCGGCTGCTACAGCATCAAGTTTTGCAAGCTGACCAGTGGCTATTGCAATAGTTTTAGTTGCAGACCAAGCAGCTCTTGATATGCCGCCTATTCCAGCAAAGGCTTTTACGTTTGTTGTCTTAGCGTATTCAGCAAGCTTGGCAATACTATTTTTACCCTGCATTAAAGCCTGCGATATAATGTTTCCATTGGCCTAATACCCCATCATTCTATATAGAGATGATAACCCGCCATATGAAATTCCACCATAGAATGTAGCGCTTGCTGCACCAAGACCATAGTTTTGATAAAGTTCTTTTTCTACATCACTCAGCTTTTTATTTTGAATTCCAACAAGTCTCATAGCCATATCAACAAGATTGTATTCAGCACCCTATCCGTATTTTTCAATAACACGAGAATTCATGTTTGCACATGATGCCATTGCTGTCCCCATTAATCTTTGGAAGAGCTGAGAGTATGTTACTTCATTTGCCTCAACAAATAATCCAGGAGTTACATCTGTAACAAAGCCAAATTGTGAATCAAATATGTGAACAGCCTCACGCACCTTCACCATACCGTGAAGACCACGAGTGTTGTCATGAATATACAGATAGTCACCAGCTTTAATTCTTGCATTGCCAATTAAGCGCACAGTGCCGTCATACATCTTCTCAGCTTCTGACCTCAAGTATTCAACACCGTATCTATATGCCATAAACTGCTTGTGAATGCCACCACCATAAACTTCACCCATTCTCAATGAAGAAGCCCTTAGATTGTCATCCATTTGCATTGTCATATATTTGTATTCTGAATCCTTAATGTCTTCTTGGTCTTCGTAGTAGGCAACGCGCACAACTGTGTTGAAATTATCAGTCACCGTTAGGTTGTTAAAAACAATATTTGTTTCAGATGTACACATATGAACAGAAGATACAGGTTTATATCTCAAAGCTTCAATCTTGTTCTGATACTTTCTTGCTTGCTCTTCATCACCAAATGCATCAAAGAATGGGGTGTCATAAAATGATTCATCCATTAGTTCTTTGGCGAGATCTTTGGCAAGATACAGTTGTTCTTTTATACCGAAAACAAATGTTGCCCGATGCCCATAGTTCATTGCCTTAGACAATGTATTGGGATGTCTCTACTGCATCTCTTTTAACATTTCCCATGGGGTTGTTTTGTAAATTGAGAATTGATAGAAGGCAGTTTGATTAGGTATGAAGGTTGCCGTAGTTGTATTCCAAATGCCCTGGAAGACATCATCTACTTCTTCTATTGCCTATGCAAACACATTCATATATATCCGTGATCTTAAGAATTGCAACCTTTGTGCTTGTGCATCCTTTTCTCTTAATCCATTAAATGGATTAAAGTCCCACACTGTTTCGCCAAAGTTCTCAATTTCATCCTATGCTAATGCTTCACCTATAACACTTTCAGTGTCCTAATGAAACCAGAAGTTGTCTTCATCAGGATCATCACCATGCTCACATGCAATAAGTTCACGACCATATGTTTCAGCTATTAATTGTAGTGTCTCTGAACCATCAATTGAAGTTATTTGTCCGTTAAATATAGTCTCTAATTGATTGATATCATTACTATATCCAGCACGTATATGAATCATGTGACCTACCTGCAATTGTATCTGATCTATTTTGATATCAAATGCATCTTCGGTATTACGTAATTCAGGATTTATTTTTGGCTGATTATTTGAAAAGATGTCCATCTTATGAGTGTAGATATTGCCAGGATTTGAAATCTCTAGCGTAGCAACGCCAACTGGATTTTCATCTGTCGGAGTTACAACATTAACATTTCCAATTCCTTTCAGTTCAAAATATTGTGGAACTGGAATATCAGTAAAGGCTATTTCAGAATCAAATTGACGAACAAGATAAACCTTGATGACAGGAAAAGCCTGCTTCAATGCATCTTCATATGGACCTGCCATATTTTCAAGCTGCAAGACGGCAGCAAGATCTTCATTGTATGCCAATGCCCTGTCACTTGGCACAACCTATTCCATACCATATAATTTTGATTTGCCAAATAAACCTGAGAAATTAAAGATACTTTCTGGCTCTCTGGATGTTGCAGAATCAATTTTTTGAGAATCATATTCATAACCTGTATCTTCAAGTTCTGCCGCAGTATTAGTTAGGTTATCAATCTCAACATTATTTCTTTGTGCCCACTGCTTTGCAACAGATGCAAGAATTTTTAAAGATTGTGAAGATTCCCAGTCTAAAAATTCTGCATATTGAGCAGTTAATTGTGGCTCAGTTATGTATTGAGACTTTCTCAAAAACAAGAACGGGCTTAACCTTCCTATCTTCTGAATATTGGCTATTGAATCAGGTTGAATGCCTGCTTTTCTAGCCAGATTAAAATTATTATATGCTTCACCACGAAACTTACCAATGACAACACCTTGGCCATCCCAAACCCTTTTCTTGTGCTGCACGAGCAACCTATTGAAGTCAGTTGATGGTGTAGAATGAAGTTTGATTAATTTCATGTAAACACTCTGAAGGCGAAGCATTAAACGTTCATCTTGATTTGCTTTTGACCTAGCAAGATAGATTAATTCATTCATTGCATTGACGCCATTTGGGTCAACATTGTTTGAGTCGCATAGTGCTGATAGGGCACGATATATTTCCTAAGCTTCACCAAGATCAATTGTTTCATCACTTGATCTAATTGAACTAGATTCTGGATTTGGTGTCACGTATGAAAATACATTTGTCTTTGACGCATTCCATTTTCTAATTTTACGCATCGACTGCATTTTTTCATAGAATGCAATAAGCAACTCGTCTCCACCAATTTCATTAAAGAATGATTGCTTTGTTCCTGCTTGAAAGTATTTGCCAATGTTGGCAAAGTATTCTGGCTAAACGCCAAGCATGACACATCTATGGGTCGAGGCACCCTGCTCTTGTGATGAAAATACTGTGCTGTCTCTATCAATAATAAAATCAAAATGATTAATTGCATTAGTTAAAAACTAATCAACCTTTAAATGATTAAATATTTGAAGCTTTGGATTAGATGCAAAGTTAGAGTCGAGCTTGTTTGTTAAGAAATTAATTTGATGCAATGGGTCAAATTCACCAAGGCCATTAGAATATTCGTGATTAATTTTGAATGTAATATCTAAAGTGATATCACCTTCACCCAAATACTGGAGTATAGGCTTTTGCCATGCAGCAAGATTTGTTTCAGCAAACCTAAATCTTTTTGATATTGTAATAGATTGAACGGGAGTAACTTCATTATTAAAGTTGGCATTGCCAGTAAGATTATTAACATTAAGCCATGATACATATTGAACTTCAAAAAGATCTGCAATGTTTTTGTCAGTATCTTCAGCAAAGTCCTTCATCACCTTCACTTCTCTATAATCAACACCTTCTGCTGGAAGCCCTGTGTCCATAAATGGTGCTTTAATGTATAAAGCTTTATTGCTATCTATACCATTAATGTTGCCATGAATTATGGCCCAGTCATCATTGAAAAAGGCAGTGTATAAATCTGACTACGCCGGAGAATCTACTTCATAGTAGGAGGTCTTTGGTTTTATAGTTGTGGTCTTAATGTGATTGTTGATTTCTGTTGATAGGCGAGAAAAATTACGTCTTGCAATAAAAGATAGGCTGTGTGCAAATGGTATATAATTAAAGAAGATTAAACTTAGTTCAAGAAAAATAATCCCTTGTGCAGTTACATCTTGCTAAATTTTAATTTCCTCTACTCCATACATATGGAAATTATCGCCTATTGGCTTATAGGGATGCCCGGCAAAGGCATCCCCTTCTGCTATCTATTGTCTAAATAATTGATGTGATTTAATAAAAGCAAATGGATACTAAGATAGTCTCGACATTAGCTTTACAAAATTACCCATATCCACCCTGTCTTCTTCATTGAAGACCAGCAGGACAGTTGACCTATTGGTTCCCATATTAGTTGACATGACAGTTTGCGTTTTTCCAGAGAAAATATTTACGCGAGACGAATATCTTTTTCTAGATGTCATAATGTCTATTGGACCACTATCCAATTCAACATCATTAATAATAAACTTTGCCATTTATTTATCCATTTCTAATAATAATATTTGCATCACCAAGAGATTGACCATTGTATGCCTGATCGAAAGGCTTACGAATATCTCCAGACTTAGATGCTTGAACCTAAACTTCTTTGTCTGAGAATTTTCTAACATAAGCATTCTTACTTTGAATTGGTTGCAATGTTTCAGTTGGTGCCTTAGAGCTTTGTGGAAGACTTTGCTCGCCATAATCAGCTTGCTGTTGAACAGCAGCTTTAGGCTCTTCTATCATAACGGGCTTCTATCTATGCATTAATGCAGAACCAACAAGACCGGCCTATGCAAGCGCCACTATGCCTTTATTTTTACGGATGTTTTCCATAACAATTTCTGACACAGAATTGAATAGGTTTTTAGCTGTTTCTACTGGCGCATCATTTAGGGACGCCTTAATTGAAGTGTCTAAGGTAAGACCAGATGAGGCTCCACCAGAACCTTGAGATGTAGTATATTTTAACACACTATCTGCCAATTCTGATATATTTTTCTATCTAGCAATTTCTCTTGTCTGTCCAACTTCTGCCATGGTTTGATGTAATGCTGCTTTTCCATATGATTGAGCCATTAAATCAACTGCACTATCAAATACTGCTTCTTGACCTTTCATCTTAGCTCTATCTGGAAGTAAAGATTCTGTGATTACATCTTTTAATCTTGATACCGCATACGGGTCTCTACCAGACGTTCTATTAACTTCAGACATTGCATTTTCAAGCCCCTCTACGGAACCACGCTGCATCTATAAGAATTGTTCATTCTACATGTGCTTTGTTTTCAACATTGTCTCTGTTAGTTGATAGCCCAATATGTTAGCCATTGATGAAACTTTCGGGTCAACATCTTGTCCAAAACGCGCTAGTGCATCGTTCATTGCAAAGTTGATCTTGGTTACATCAGGTGCAGCTATTTTGTGCAGACGAGCTTTACGTGACTCTATATTGCTTTCACGTATATATTCTTCTTGCTATGCATAGTCAAGACCAAGCTTTCTATCTTTATTTTTAGCTCCTTTACCAAGACCTTTTCCTACTCCCTGAATCTCATCCGTGTCAAGCAGAGCCCTGTTTTGTCTCATTGCATCCACATAATATCCACGCTGTTCTGGTGTCAGAGTAGCAGTGTGGCTCATTGAGAGTATGTCTCCGTCCACGTCCATTGATGCTGTTCTTGATAGCGGGTTATTTTCAGTAAAATAAAGATTTGCTGCATTACCAACACGGTCAAACTGTTTATCAACTATAAGTTCGAATGCTCCAAAAGAACCAATACCTTGGGCTGGTTCACGAGCGACATGTATGTTATAGGGTGTCTTATTCCCCTAATTAACATCCTCTAAAAGAACACGGCCAAAGCCCGGCTCTTCTGTAGTCAATCTATATTTGCCACCACTAGATTCCTCTACCTGCTTGGCATATTCCCTTAGTTGACTGCCAGAAATACCCGCAAATGAATCATGACCTTCAGCTGCCTATAGTTCAGCAACCTTTTCTGCAAATCTGCCGCCACCAATACGTGCCGTTTTAATTCCGCCATTTCTATTCTTTCTAGACAAGGCTTGTTTTGCAACGCCATCTCCTGCAAATCTGTTTCTCTGCAAGTTAACATATTGTTGAGCTGCCTTCTCTGCTTCTGCAAATTTGAATTTACGCAACTCTGCATTAGTCTCCATCTTCGCATCTATGTCTGCCAATATAAGTGCAAGTCTAGACTTGTCCAAAGATTTCATAGTTGGAATGTCAACACCAAATTCATTAAGACCAGAAAGCTAAGAGTCAAGCATTGGAATTGCAACAGACTTTAGTCCATCATAATCTTTTGATAGATTATAATTTATAAGCATATTATTTTGCTTAACAGAATCAGCGACATCTTTTCCAAATGCCTGCTCAACTTTAAAGAGTCTTTCCTATGCATCTGACTCAAAAATGCCACGAATTGCATCTGCATTTTCAGAAGAAATTTGCCCTGCATGAAGTTGACTTCTTAGCATATCTGTTTCGTAAATTGCACCGGAATTTGTTTCAGTTAGATTGTTAATAATGGAATTGGCCATATTTCTATCTGCACCAAATTTAGACTCCATAAGAGATTTGTAGTGAAGCCTTGACATACCACCACGCTAATCTCCACCAGCACCAGTAATCGCTTGTAGTTGCCCAACGCGATATGCCACATCAATATTTTGAAAATCTTCTTTCTATTGGAATGTTTGACTTACAAAGTCTTCAATTTGTAGCATAGATTCTTGTGCAACATCTTCTGGTGCACCAATAATACTATTGATTGCACTATGCACTTGAGCCCTGCTTCCATCATCAAGACGATTCATCATGGTCATATATAGTGACTATCCAGCCTTGGATCTTGAAGTTATTGTTTCGACAACTTCTTTTCGTGCCAAGTCAAAATTACCCCTGTTAACGTAATCCATGATTGTGTCCATACCAGCATTATCTGCATCAGAGAAAATGGTGGCACCATATTTACCAAAATCATCCTTAAGCAGTTTTGCTTTAAGACTAAAGTCGTGTGCCGACATTTCTTGACCATCAAATATAATTGATGACCCATCTTTAACGGAAGCACGGCCAGTCGCCATAGCTTGCATTAGGACATTTAATTTATCCTCTGCTTCACCAGTTAAGATTTGCAAGCCAAGTTTAGAATCAGATGAAAATATTTTTTGATAACCAGAACGTGATGGATCTGCAAAGGCCGCAGCCTGAAGAATCATCGTATCATCAACAATCTTGTATCCCTTTATCTTGGCATGAGAAAATTGTTTACCCAATGTGATAGGACCATCAGCTGTTGTGGCAATAACCTCGCCAGATTTTATAGCTTGTATCTTACTGGGGTTTTCAATATTGCCAAAAATATCATTGATGCCAGTTACTGAGCCATCGGCATTCAATGGAATTTTAATAGATATATCTGTTGCAGATGTTAATGCGGCTTTGTTGCCACCAAAGGCAAGACCCTGACCATCACCGAAGGTGAAACCAGAGCCAAGCATATTTGCTATAAACTCCTATTCAGTCTTCTATACAATACGTTTTGTTGCAAAGGTAGATTCTCTTTTAAAATCTGACACACCCTCACCGCCAAAACTATCTAGCCATTTTGGTTTACTGCCATTATTTTGGACAGAAAACGTATCGCGTGCCCAAGATAATTCAGACCTTGATGCTTCAAAGAATGGAGTTCCGAGTGGATTAACATCTTTGGCACTAGCCTATATACCCATTACTTCCTACTTAGCAATTCCACCCAGTATATTTATTTCTGGAGAATCATTACTTATTTTACTAAGAATATCAGCCATTTCATTTGGCATCATATTTCTCATTTCAAGTAGGCCGTCTCTGTTAAAGCTAAGTGTTTTATTGAGCTTTATTGTATTAGAAACTTGTCTGGCTATTGCGCTAGAACCATTGACATCTACATCATAGTTGCCTGCTATATAGTGGCGCATTTTATTCATTTCATCCATTGCCATATCAAAATCTGTTACATTACTCATTTTGCCTAATGCATTATTAAAGCCTAACATTTCTGTTGGTAAGTAACCTGTTCTTAACATGTCCAATGAAACTTGTCCATACGATTTCTACCCTAATGTAAAAGATTGTCCTTTACTATAAAGGTCTCCAAAAGGATTAAAGCGTGGAACTATCTATGTACTTGTTTTGCCACCACTTTTTAAATATAGGGCACCACCATTTCGCTCTTGGAATGGAATTGGTAAATGACGCTCATTTCTGCCTTGACCAAATTTAATACCTATATCAGTCATAAAGACATTTTTAAAATCCCCCTGTCCAAGAAACTATCCAAGAGATTTTGCAGTTCTTACGGCATCCTGTTCAGAAAGATTGTGATGACTCATGAATCTTTGAGATAATGCCTCAACTATATTGTTATCAATCGCCTAGCCATATACCTGTGGTATATATTTGCCTGGCTATGAAAAAACACTTGTTGTAATTCTGCTTGAGAACGCAGAAGTATCAATTAACTTCTGGGCAATATTGAACTTGTCTGGATTTGTTAACTGCTTTCTTAGTCCAGATATCTATGCCTTCATATGAACCTTATATGCATCAGCATCAAGTGCTGAAACACTGTCACCGCCAAAATGATCTAGGATTCCAGCATTTGCCAAATTATCAACAAGAACACGCTTACGAGCTTCTCCAAGTCGATTAAATCTTTTTGATAAACGCTCCAGCTTTGCATCAAGACGTTCAATATCACTAGCAATAGCTCGTTGATGATTAATGTCTTTGAATGTGTATTTGGCACGATTATCAGCAGCTTTAATGGTTGCAACCTTAACTGGTTGAGTAAAAGACTGCATACCAAAACCAGCAACACCAGCAATGGCTGCATTTAGCAGACTTTCACTACCGCTGTCCCCAGACATATATCCAAGGACAGCTCCACCAACACCTCCAATAACATTACTCACTCTTCATCCCTCTTTGTTACATTCACAGTTACATCGCCAGCATTACTATCTCTAACCTCAACACCGCGAACAGTGTATCCCTGGTCAGCTAATTTATCTGCTATATCAGACTCAATCTGCTTGCGCTCTAACTATTTTTGTTTTATTTGATCTATTTGACGAGTGACAGTTTCGTCTTTGAGAATACCTATCATTCGTTTTAATTTTTCAACATCACTTTCCCAGAATCCATATTCATGAATCTATTCATCACCAAGAGTTAATGTTCTTAACTTTACTTGATTTATATCAATTCGAGGATCCCATCCTATAAAGTCTTCATCTGGCATACCAGTTGTATCTTCTATGTAGGATTTAGATGATTTAATTGCTAAAAATTCTCTGAAACTTTCAGATCGCTTCTGCTAAGCATATTCTTTATATGCATCTTGATTATTCTCAATAAGATCATTTAACTCTTCCTGAGAAGAAGTTTTCATGGCCTCTTCCATTGTGTTTCCGCTATCAAGTGCATTCTGTATTGCATCACGTCTTTCCCATAGCCCTTTGTACATCATACCTAATTGATGAGGCAAAACGGCTTCAAGAAGTTCTCGTGATTCATGATCGGTTAAATTGATAAACTACTGAAAGTAATCTTGATCTGACCTATCTAGTGCGCCATATGCTGATTGTACATCTTGAATGTCATCATAGCCCTACGCATTTGCTCCTGTGATCGTAGTACGGGAAAGCTTTCTGTATTCTTTTTCTTTTTCTGTGTCGCCAGCGCTTTGTGCCTCTGCTGCTAATTTTTGATATTTTAAATATTCTAATCTATCAAAATATTCATCTACACCACGTCTTTCCTGTGTATGTTCCGGCACATATTCCTTATTAAAGAATGCAACTCCGCGCTGTAGTGCTGGCTTGAGGAATTGGTCAATATACTCTGTCCACATGGCAGTATCGGAACCTTGAACTTGAGTTTTTAGATAGTCCTCAACGGCTGTTCTCTTGTGAATCATTTTGCCGCCAGGTCTAAAGAAGGTAAGGTCTTCTAGTGGAGATTCCATGTTGTGCAATAAACGCTGCCAGCCTTTCTATGCAAGCTCAGTAACTACACCCTCACCGTTGTACTGCTCATCTGTCAAGTATTCGTCAAACTGCTTCCTATTGCGTCTAGCGAGCTATTGTTCACGCACAGTTGCTAATATACCGGCTTCATACTCTGTTAATGACCCGTCCTGTTCCCTCGCTTCAATTTTTCTTTTAGATTCTCTATATTCTTTACTGCCTATAGCCACATCAGAAAGAATTTTGAACTTATAGATTTCAGGATAGTCTTCAGGATTAAGCCCCTCTACGTCCTTGAATAGTTTTCCGTATCCTTCTCCTGGAAGTCTGGCAAATCCTTTTTCAAGCTTCGAGTATGGGTCGCCTGTCTGGAAGTCGATGTAATAACCTGACTCAGAGCCAGGGAGCCAACTAGGCATACTGTTGCGCAATGGGTTAGCGCCCTTTTCACGCGACCACGCATTAGTTGGTATAAAGCGGCGCAAAGATTCAGTAGTACCAAACGCACCACCAAGTTGCATATCAGCAATATCGTTAGCAACGTTTGTAGCCTATCCCGATCTTGCTAGTTGACTCTAACTTTCATCACGTAACCCCAGCGCACCTCTAATTTCACCAGCTAACCAACCAGATAGACCAACCAAGTCCTCTAGTGCGTTACTTGTCCAGCTTAGTGATGATGTTGTTGGATTGTACTCAGCAGCTTCCGCCCTCTACATTAACCCATCATCCATAAGCTATTTTTCAGAATCTGTCAAACCAGTCTCTTCAAATCCAAACTTTCCAGATTGCAATGCGTCATCAAGAGTCTGTCCAGGCTCAAGATAATTTTCAAGATTTTTATTCACAATATCTGGCTTAAGAATTGCTCCAACTGTTTCTTGAAACATTTTACCAAAGAAGTTACCAAATGAAACATCCATTCCCCATACTGCATATGGCCTATCTTCTTGATGCATTTCTTCAAATTGATAAGGATTACGAATGTAGTCAAGTGGATTGAGGAACGGATTCATTTCTCGCTCTGTTTCTTTGTCACCATAAAGCTATGCTGTCTTAGAGCCCTACATCAGTTCGGCGTACCAATTCTTTTTGAAGTATTTAATATGATCGCCTTCAAAACTATTAGCACCAGAACCCCACCATCTATTGGCACGAACTGCAACTTCTTTTTCACCAGAATATTCTTTGCGTAGTTCCTCAGACGATTCACCAGCAAGAGCACCAGGCAAAAATGGCAGGGCAAGAATAAGACCGGGCAATGCAGATCTTACGGCGTTAATTTGTAATCTTCTTCCACTAAATAAACGCCTAAATGTTCTCTCCCTTGATGTCATACCATCTGATTCTTCCGCAAACATAACGCCAGGACTAACGCCAAATCTGTCAGCTATTTTGCTGGTTAAACCAATTCCAAACAGTGCATGTCTTCTAGCAGTTTGATTTTCAACAAACTCCTTTCCATAACGTACAGTTTCATACACCTTTTGTCCATAGGAAGCAATAGCAGAGGTCATGGCTGGTGCGGCAGCTAGGCCAGCGAGTGTAACAATCTATGTTGAGCCAGAGAACAGCCTTTCCTGTTCTTCCTTATACCCCTGTAAACGATCTCCTATTATTGATGCATATCCTAAGTGAACTTGCATTGCAGCGGTGGCAAGACCTTCTGTTATGCCAAGTTTAAATGCCTAATCTTCAGGAGCTAGAGCCGTCTATAAATGATCGAGTATTTGATACCCTGCATAACGTATTGCAGCAGCCTTTGCTATGTTGGCACCAAGAGTCCCTATCATAGTAGAGCGTCTAGCGTTGTTCATAACAGTTGCCGCCTACTAGAAGAACTTTTTGTCAAATGATACATTACCTATTTCATTCTTTAGCGTTTTAATGTCAAAAGGAAGTGCAAGATTTTGCGTTGTACTAACGCCTTTACCTACATCTCCAGCAGCTAACTTAACAAATCCACCTATAATATTTCGTACAGTTAATGATGGTATCCAACCAGATGATTCTGCTATTGGTTGACCAAGTGCCTCAACACCACGCATGAATGTTGTTTTGGCATATGACTGCATCCAATTTACCTTGGCATTTTTACCGCCTATAATTGTGACATTTGATATATCTTTATTGGCGGTCATTTGATTTAATTGTTTTTCTATGGCCTCGTTATAAAACCCTGCCGAACTTGCATAACCAGCTATTAGTGGATTTCTATATTCAAGAGATGGAGCATTTTGTCTTGCTAATGAAAATGACGTAGATGTCATCATTACATTGTCTAATAGTTTCTTTCCAGAATTACCTAGAGCATCTATTTCATATAGTCCACCATTTTGAACCCTTAGACCAAATCTTTCATGTGTAGTTGGATCCCACTTAAAGTTGGCATCACCTTGCTATGTTATTAAGCCCTGTAAATACTTTGACTGAGATTTTACTTGTTGGCCCTAAAAGTCATAATTAAAATTGTTTTGTGTTGCGAGTGGAGTTAATAGGTGAGAAAAGGAAAATGTACGAAGAATTTTTCCAGGCGATGTTTCTTCGGCAGTGCGTAATGCCTCAAGAGCAAAGTCTCTTGCGAAAAATCTACCACGCTAATTAATTATATTGCCTTCTGTAGCGCCTGAATTTAGAAATGTTTTATTTAGATAGTCATAGTTTCTTTTTTGTAGAAACTCTTGTCCAACATTTGTTTGAGATAACTTATCTAAATTTTTAGCCGCAATATAACTACCAGCGGCAGCTGTTGTTGAAATAGCAAGATCAGAATTGCGGTCATCCTGATCTTGTTCGGTTATTTGAGAATTTGCATAATATTTTTGATCAATCTACATCATCCGCATCCTTTGATACAAGTTCTGTTTCTTTTGGGAATGCAGCACGTAACATTGCAAACCTTCTCAGTAATTTATCTATAGGCATTCCGTCAAGATTCTCCATGGTTTCATTCTGATATCTACACAGCAATGATTTCATCATGTCGAAGTATGACTATTTTTGATCTTGGAATTTTTCCACATAGTCGGCGAATGAGATGTATAAGTCTAAGCTACGTCTTAATATCGCCTGTCCAATTTGAGAGATTACACCCGCCTCTATGGTATTCATATCGACGGACGTATCTATTCCAACTGTACCAATAAAGCATCTATGAAAAACTTCTTCTTCAACAACAAGCTTTTGATTGTCAACAATGCCACGCTCAATAAAGAACCAGTCATCTTCAAGATCTAATTCTTTGCCTTCATGCATAATATCATTGATAACACCAGTCCACTTATCAATATGCTTTATTTCCTAAATGGTCAAAAGTCTGCAAATAAACATAGCCTTTTCATAAACAGCATTTCCAATCGTTACCTGAGTATCAACAGGTATTAAAAACTCATGCTCTTTCAGACCAATGACATCCATATTAAATTACCCTAATAAGTTCTATGGCTATATTATCTGGTACAAAGCCAGATTTAAATTCTATTTGTTTTCTTAGTGTAGAAATAAGAAACGCATTTGCTTCTGCTATAAATTTTGAATCAGGTATAGGCCAAAGTAAGCATTTCTTTACCAGGGCTTCCTCGTATCTATCTTCTTTTGCAGCAGCTCCTGATGCTACCATTTTTTTATACTCAAGACGCTTTAATGGTCTAAACAAATAAAAGTCATCACCATTTGTTGTCTATGTATAAATAGCCCCATACGTTTCTTTCCAGTCAAGGATAGTATCGTAATCTGGTGCATCCTGTATGTGAGCCATGGCTTTAACAAGCTCTGTTATTCCTACATCAGTTACTTCTTGCGGTTGTTCATCAGCAATCTGCACTTCAACCTTTGCTTCTTCTAGTGGTGCGTCTGTACCGAAACGCATTCTTGCTTTTGGTGCCATTAATCTACTCTCTTAGCGGTAAAGTTGTATACTCTATTGATTTGAGTTGCTTCAGACTATGCTGCTTGCAAACTCTCTCCATCTATTTCACATTCTCTTAAGAATATAATTTTATTTTTATCTTGATGAATATTGTTGCCATTATTAAAGACAACCATTATATCAAATCCACGTAACTTCATCAAACCATCTAGGCCATTTCCTTTTTCTGTCTAAAAAAGTGACCCATATTGACGACTTACATCTCTCTGCTTTCTAAACTCTGAAGCAGTTGAGTTCTACATTGATGCTGCTGTCTTTTGATTCTATGCTCCAGGGTTGAGCGCATTGGTTATTGCAACACGCAAATATCTTTCATCTGTAAAGTTTAATGACAATTGTCCAGATACAATATCATTACCCCTGTTTTTAAATCTAAACTTAGAATCCCCTATTCCGAAAACTGGATTAGAGCCAATTCTCATTTCTTGCCAACCTATAAAAGTTGCTTTATCTAACATGACAGGTGGAGCACCACTGACAACTATTTTACCATCTTGGCCAGTAGAAAGGTTTTTATTTGACGCAACAACAAATACAGACACGTCCTACCCTGCGTAATAACTTGTATATGCGGACATTATTTACCTCGTTTGATAGTCTTTATTTCATTAGCCAATGCATTAGCTCTGTTTGGAGAGTCTTCACGTGCCCATTTTGAATCCAGCATTTCTGTTGCCATCTTATCATAATCGCCTAGTTTAGCAGCATTAAGAGCAGCCTCAAATTCTCTTACACTACCTTCACCCATTTGGAATGTCATTTCGTTCAATACATCCTTTACCTGTCCAGGTGCATTATCCAAGTTATAATCTTTCATTATTTTAGATGCATCGTATTGGGCACTAGTGTAATCACGATTAAACTGGGCCTCGGCCTCTGAATCTGTTAATGGCCTAGCATTATTTACATCTGTAATCAAATGACCATATCCAACAGTAAGATTCCCCTTCTAGTCATAATACGGTATAAATTTACCATTTTCATAACTGGGACCCATTGTTCCGTCTTGCCTTCTTACATTGTTTTTTGATTGATAACCAGCAGATCCTTCATTGTTTTTAATTCTAGATTTTGCCTAGTCTTCATCGAAGTTAGTATTGTAATCACCCTTTACAATTGGCCCATGTCCATTGTTAACTGCTAATTTACCACTTGGAGAGATACTAAGATTCTCTGCGTCTGGAATTTTAATTTGTCCAAAATCAGGAATCTAATTATCTATTACTTCCTCAATATCTTGGAAGCCAGCCAATAGTGATGTCGCAGTTTGGTATCTTGGGGCGTGTTCGTTATTGTAAGATGATGCAATTGGTGCATTTAAATCATGCATTTCACGAATATCTTTTGCAACAAAAGAAAGAGTGTATTCCTATATAAGGTCATGGATTGACAGAACTTGTCCGTTGTTTATGAAGTTACATCCGTAGATAGTAACACGACTTGCTTCGTCAGTATATTCCTATGTAAAAATTAGGTCCACATTAAATGATGTTAAATCGTCTTTCATGAATGTGTGGAATTTTTTGACAGCCTGCTATTCGGTTTTATTTTTGTATTCTGTGTAAGTCTATAATTCTTGGTAATTCTGCATGTCAACTGTTTTAAGGAGGTTAGAATATTGGTTTATAAACTCTGCAATTTCATCTTTGCCCAAGACAGCATTTACCATCGATCCAGCGACATATTTTTTGTTAATCTAGAAACCATCTATGACATTTTCACCTAAATTAAACACAGGTGTTTTTTCTCTATAGACGGAGTAGGAGAAGCTTATACATGTTCCAAGGTATATTGCGCCTAGTTCTGGCATGTCTTGGAATGTAAGCACGACGTGAATAGACGAGCCGCCGCTCGAAATGTATCCGCGCTCGCCGGTCTATTTAGTTAATTGAGTTACGTATGGTAAAGTCATTTTTTGTCCAGTAAAAAAAAACGGGCCTTGCGGCCCGTCTTAGATAATTGTTATTACAGCTTAGTCCAAGGAGTGATGCGACGGGCAATGAAAGACATTTGCTTTTCAAGAACCATATCATCAACCTATACGCCACCAGCTTCGGTCATCAGTTCAACGCCATGGATAACCATACGTGAAGAAGTACCGTACTCGTTAGCACCAACTAGAGTGATGTCAAACGGTCTGATTTGGTCAGCAAGCATAGGAGCACCAGCTTCAACCAGTTGGGTTGAAATGGTAGCTGCGTTACCAGCAGTAGAAACGTTGGTCAGTCCAGTAGTGTCAACAGAACCACCTTGATAGATAGCCTTTTTCATTGACTCTTGAACGCCATTACGGGTGAAGTTTGCACGTTCACCTTTTGTCAGGTAGACCTGACGCTCAGCATTTGATTGAGCTTCTGCACGCATTGCATCCAGAAGAGCATCTTGATCAAATACAACGAACACGCATCCACCAGTAATCAAGCGCTTGTTACGAGCGATGGTACGTGGATCAGGTGAGCCCATTGTATATACAGGTGCTTTTTCACGGTCAGATTTGTAAGAAACCATTTGCAGATCACCGAAGACGGTATCCCCAAACACTGCATGAATGTCAGTACCCGAAAAACTGTTATAAGTTGCCATTAGTTATTAACTCCGTTGTGTAGTAGAGGGGGCTGTGCCCCCTCTTTTGACTTATTAAATGTCGTAAGCCAGTTTAATTGAAGAATCTACTTTACGCAGCTCGAATGCTGGTACAATGGTAGACGGGATTGCAACACGACCAACGCCCTTAACGGTAGCCATCTGTACGATATTGAAATCATACTTACGGATAGCGCCTGACTCGACAGCTTCTTGGAAGACAGACTCTGTAGCAGTATTCATTGCTGCCAGAGTTACATCGTTCAGACCCTTGCCAAGGAACGGGTTAATACGAGCACGCAACTTACGAGCGATATCACCAACGATAATAGTTGTTGAAATATACTGGTAATCAGAAGCATCTGAGGTTGGAACTTCACCAGAGGTAACAGTAACACCAGCAGGCTTGGTAACGAAGGTTACATAACCAGCATTTGCCATATCGTCCAGTTTATTCTTCTTGATAACAAACGGCAGGGTTACGCCCGGAACCAGAGTGTTAGTGGTAGAGTTACCAGCTTCAACGTTCTACAGCAGAGCACAATAAATTGCAGCGCCAGAAGTAGTACGAGCAGAAGAACCAAATCCAGAGAAGTTTGGCATATTAACAACAGCAGGTACGATAGACATGTACTTACCAATATCAATCGGAGCGCCATTAGAGTCAACAAGAACTTGTCCATCTGGATATCCGCTATCAGTGTAGAAGAAGCCTTTCGGACGTGCGTCTTTCAGTTGAGTACCAGCAGAGCTGACTTCTGCAATCTGAGAAGACATGTACTTGTTACCAAGCAATCCAGTACCGTTTGCAATGATTGCGCCAGCAGAATCTTTGGTAGGTGCAACACCGATCCACTTGTTAACATCATAAGTAGATGCTGAACGAGGAGAAGAGGTGCCGATAGTACCAAGAATGAAGCCTTCATCTTCAACGATGTTATGGCAGAACATGCCAAGACGGTGAGCGAAGTTTACTTCATGATATTTAGCAGCAACAATTGGATTACCAGCACTGTCCAGCTGAGCAGAGCTTGCCAGGTGAGTAGTCTTGGTTGTGTCCAGTTTATCACGATACATTTTCGGGAAGTTATTCCACTCATAACGAATAGAACCATCTTCATTTTGAATCTTACGAACGAAACGCAGAACGTTGTCGGACTTCTTAACGAGTTCCCACTTGTCTTTGTTCATATCGGTAATATTCGGTGCATCAAAAGTAACAGAGCCCAGGTAGATTGCAGTTGCCTGAGTTGTTTCGAGATCGTCCAGAGCAGAGTCCAGAACCTCGTACATTTTTTCCCAGCTAGAGCCGATGTTATCAGCGCCAGACTTGTAGGAAGCTGCGGTGTCTTTGTCGCCAGTTGCTACAAGAGCCATGGAAACAGCAGGACCGTGTGCTTGACCAACAGCTGGGGTAGGATCGTATGCAGCTACAGCAGCAACTTGATCAACCAGGTAGTCATATTCTACAAACAGTTTGTAGTTTGCCAGTTCGGCATTAGTAACAGCCTTAGTACCAGTAGTTGGCTTACCGTTACCATCACGAACCTTAACAGCTTGGAACAGTTTCGGAGTCAGTCCGATAGACCATCCAGTTGCAGTGAAATCACCAGCACCAGAGGTGTACTTAACAGAAACTTCAGAACCAGAGAAGATCGGGTCGAAATCTACTGAAGAGTAAACAGAGGTATAAGGAATGTCGTAAACCCATTCTTGACGAGCGGTACGAGCATCTTTTGCCTGCTTAACATTGTAATCAGCAACTTCCTGTGCATAGGTAGAACCAGATACGTTACCAACATAAACAAGAGCTACGCGAGTAGGACGATATTCGCCTTTGCTGTAGAACAGTTTATTTGAAGAAACTAGCGGGTGGCCAGTTACTGCCTTGATGGTAGTAGTCAGGTCAATTGCAGGAATTGTAGAAGATGCATCAGCAATTTCAGAAATACCTGACGGTGCAGCGCCTGCAACGATAGGGAACTGATTAACAGTGATGTTCAGAGCTTTTACTGGATCCTTACCTTTTACAGAAGTTCCTTTAACTGTCAGGCCGGTAACAGCTTGAGAGTCAACAGAGATTTTTTGATCTTCGGTCAGAAGAGCTTCGTCTCTATAGGTAACAGTCAGCTTATTGGTAGCTACAGTTACAGATGCAAGTACAGTCATAACACCAGCAGTATCTGCTTCGATAGCAGCCTTGATTTTTGTAGCAACCAGATCTGCTGTAGTATCAGTTGCAGCTACAACCGGTACAGACAGAGAGAAGTCTTGCTTGCTTACTGGATCTTGAACTTTAACTAACAGAGTGCCATTTGCTGTAGGTGCACCAGAAACTGTCAGTGTTTGAACTTCTTTTTGTCCAGCCACAGCAGCCTGCGGGGTGAAGGTCAGAACACGGTTAGCTTGCGGCTGTTTAGCAGTCAGAGTGATTTCGTCACCAGATGCACTAACATCAAATGCAGTGCTTGACTGGTATTTGCCCAGAGAAGCTGCAATGATTCCGGTCAGCTTGGAAATAGACTCAGTACCATCAAACGTCAGAACTTCATGAGTTGTTCCGTCGATAGCAATTGTAAGATCACCAGCATAAGTTTTGGTTGATACAGAAGCACCTTTGTTAACTTCCAGGCTAACAAGTTGCTTAGCACCAGATGTCTTAGCTGCTGGGATTGCAACCTGAACCTCTTCTACTGCGAACAGTGAACCAGGATGAGTATATTTAACAACGTCTTGGCTGAAATAGTTCTTCTCGGTAACATTTACACCGTTAGAAGTAACTGGTTGTGCCAGAACATTTTCCATTGCTGGCATTGAGTCAACGTGACCAATACGTAGCTGGCAGATGTGATCTAGTTTGTTGATTGTTGCAGGATCAAATCCGTCAATAGTGAAACGACTGTCGTCAATTGTAGCGCCAACCATGTTGGAGTAAACAATACGATTCTTTTCGTCTTTGATGATCAGATAACGATCATCTTGCTTTACATCTCCAGAAACGCCATCTTTAGAAGACAGTGAAGGCTGGCCGAAGTAAATAAAATATTTAGAGCCTTCAGATACTGATTTTTCAGTGGTCTCGATAAGAGCACCGTCAGAAATCAGATTCTTAATGAAAGCTGATTCGCCGCCAATACGATAGAAGATTACATTCTTCGCGCCACCGAAACGAACTTTAGACAGAGATTCGATAATTGGAGAATCTGCTCCAAAAACCTAGACTGCTTTATTCGGATCTGTAACAACGTATTGGGAAGCGTTAGGACCTTTTTTTGCTGTGTCAACAATCAGGACGACAGGGCCTTCCAGCTGTTGTACTGCTTGAAGGTTTCCATCCAGCAACTCAAGCTGCATAGACGGCAGATTAGCGTAATTTGCCATTATTGAATAACTCCCAAATTATATAGGTTGTGTCGTAACACTAATTTCATTTATAGTCTGCTCTTGAATTAGCATACTTTCTTCAGTTTGCACGAGGAACTGGATGGGTGTTCCAAACATACGTTTCGGACCGTAGTCGTCTGTATATATTTGTCGTCCCCTCGCTAAAAAAACAAGATTGCGACATTTCTGACGAAGCTTCTCATTTGCTTTAAATAAGAAAAAATCTTCTATCAGTTTTGCAATTTGCCTTGATTCTCTTGATGATACCTACCATGAAATAAATTCCAGGGTGTTATCAAAGAATATTGATTCTAACGTTTCCTAATCACCAGTTTCAAAATTTCTAACATCTGTGTGACGAATCATTGGTCTTGCTGGACGGCGAGCACTTCCGTGTGGAACATGATCATCCTGCTTCATTGACTATATTGTACGTTTAGGAATTTGATAGGAAACTATAGGGAAATACTTAATAGATTCCTATCCACGAAACTCAGGATAGTTCTCTATAAGCTTAAACTTTGTAAAAGGCTTTACCTCAACACTTAAAGGTCCGACATTATCTACAGATTCTATAATATCGTCGTCCTTTTCCATGATATAACCTTCTTCTTGAAACAACTTGTATATTATATCCAGCATGGTGTCCATGTCAACATAATTACTGCTAGGACGCTTCAATGAAGCCGTTAAATTTGCAGTTTTATCAGTTGCTTTCAGTAAATTTTCATTTGCTAAACCTTTGACATATTCAGTGATTTGATCTAGCGGTACTGAACGTTGTCCCATTATGAAATCCTCGTTACGAGTACCTCAGTAAATTGCTCTTTACCGAAGTCTAATCTTCGCGCCGTGCTAAAGTTAACATACCATGTATTGTCTGGAATAATAGGAATGTAAATCTCACCATTGTCCTATTGTGACGGCTCAATGATTCTATCCCCTTCTCCAAGGTCGATTTCGTGCATTGTAATGAACTTTTCTACAATGTCGTATCTTCTACCTAACTGTCTAGACATATTACCAGCAGTTAATGATGAGACGTCTGAGATTGGATATTTAAATCCTGTAATAATATGTTCGTCCCATAGAAATCCGTAGCCATCACAGTGTGGGCAGCCCTGAACGCCTTCGCCAGAGCTTTCCACAAAGCATGTACATTTGACAGGTACTCCAAACTTATCCTGCCTTATTTTTCTATGTATATAAATGGCTTTCTTTTCATTGCCAAAATCATCACCATCAAAGAGTTCTTTTAACTCCTTGCGCAAATCAAGTTCATCGCCATTAAATTGTCCACGAACGCTTGCCCATGCTTTACTTGCCATTACCAGATACCCACTTTGTAGAATTTCTTCAAGTGCTCGTAGTGTCTTGTGGCAATAGGAATCATTGGCTCCATAGGTTCACCAGGATACCATTCTCTACCAACAATATTAGAATGACCATTATTGGCACCTTTAACCCATGTACTGATAAGAGCTGAGCCACCATTGTCTGACAGGTATTTGATAGTTTCCTGTAGTTCTTCTAGGCACTTCTCTGCGTCACCCATGATAAGGTTAGCACCGTTAATTGCTTTATCCATTCTAACGGACACTTTAAGATCACCAAGCATCTTAGTCTTGCTAACACTCTTAAGGAAGTCAGAATTAAACTGTTTGGCAAACTGATATGTACTTGAACATATTACATAGTCTCTTTTGAGATGAAAGATTTCTTGTTCATCAAGTTTGCTAAACGTAGCCTTTCTAAACATGAAATCAACCTTAACCTATGAATCAAAAATAATCTTTTTGGTCATAAGCCAATACTTTTCTTTGTCCTGCATAAAGATACTAATGATGTCGTCTTCTGTACAGTAGTATGGGTCAAGTAGGATGTTCTCGGAAAACTAGTCAGTTATCGTGACCTTTGCCCCAGAGGTATCTTTAAGGTCGCCATTAATAAATGTAACCAAAATATTCTCATTCATTCATAACCTCTTGTAAATAATTCGAAAAAATCTTCTGCTGTAGATGACACATTTTCCATTGATCCTTTCTCAAGGATACGCTTAATATAAATTGCGCAGAACTCACCTTTCTCTAGTGACTGAGAAAACTCGTCATTGCCTTGAACCTTCAATGTCTTTTCTGAGTTGGTAGTATAAAAAACAACATCCGTAGGCTCTACTCGCTATGATGGTAGAACTTGAGCGTGCTCATTTTTTGGAAGAATTGCAATCTTATACTTCGCCCTCTAACCTTCTTGATTAATAAATACTTCCGGTTGAACAAAATTATCAGACTTCTATTTAGCGTTGTTCTGAATATATACCACTGTGTAGTCAACATAATCAGTTTGCTTATTGTGCAGAGTTAAGTCCATGTCTGGAAATATATTATTGTAATTTGAATTGATGTCTTGGATTATTGACTCATCAGTTGTTGGCAATGGCCCACCAAGTGGTGCCTATCTAAAAATAATATGTGCCATATCACACCTTCATCAATAAATGATATCTACTCGTTTTTTCAATTAAGCTCGCTGCTGTATAATCCGGTGACTATTCTAGTAATGGGAAAATTTCAAACTCAATTACCTTGCCAAATATATCTTGGAAGATCATGTATTTTTGTTCTGGATATAATCCCATGCTATCCAAGTTATAATTGCCAAATGCATAATCAAAATCAAATCTTACGCACTTCTTGTATTTATAAATAGGATTACCACTCGCATCAGTTCCATCTTGATATTTGAGACTATCTTTATCCAGATTCACATCTAGAGTACATCTTATTTTGCGCGGAGGTCTATATTCGAATTTAATTGTATTCTACGTAACAGTTGGTGTAGTCGGATCTGTTGAACCAGAGTCAGCCTGCCTATCCAATGCTTCATAGAACTTATTAAAGTCACCTATTGTCAGTCTTCCTGACGGAACAGTTGGCTTAGATACTTGCAAGCTTTTATTAGCAGTTATAACGGAAAGGATCTGTGTCTTTTGAGTTACAGAATAAGCCGTATTAGTTACAAGGAAAGATTCTGTTGCAAGGAAAGGAATAGCTCCAGACAGTGCATTGATGACAACGTTCTAATCAGAGTAGAGGGTGGTATCATTAAATATATCTTTCTTGCCGTCGAATAAACTTACCGGTGCAGCATCAACGCCGCCAGTTGTATCTACTCGCTTAACTGAGAATGAAACTGTATTTGATTTCTTGGTTAATACCTAGTCTGCCTTAAAGAGAACAGTGTATTTCTATGTATCAACACCAGATATAGATGATTTAGTAGAAACCACTATCTCTGCTGGTCCAAGATTGACAGTCTTCTAGCTTGTAATATCACCCTGTTTTCTTATATCAGATGTGACAATTAACGCATATTTTTGCGAAGGAATAAGTGGCTGAAGTGGATTGATAACAAGTTCAATACCGTTAGTCGTCGTCTTAACTTCAAAGGTGTAATCTATGACCATTGATGTATCAACAATCTGAAGATTAGCAAAAAACTTATCCCCACTCTCTGGCATTTCTATGTCTGGATTCAATCTATATATATAGAAAGACTCTTTGACGTTAGAAGGCACCTCGGAAAGCAATACGTTAATATTGTCATTTATGCCAAATGAATTTAGTTCAGACTGTTCATGTAGAACACGTATTACTTTTATAGCCATTACTCACCTCATTCTTTTGCAGGTTGTTTAGCTTTGCGGGCTGGCTTCTCTTCTTTTACTAAAGATACTTCATCTTGAGCAAGTTCTGTTTTCAATTCTGCCTTAGCTTTAGCCGCTGGCTTCCCTGCTCCAATCAGATTGAAGATGCTCTTAACAACCATTTTTCTGCTTTGACCACTTTTCTCTTGAGCGATCAGGAATTCAAGCACTTCATCAGACACAGGTGCGAAGTAATCGCTGTCTGCATTTAGTTGCATTTCTCTTAGGTATCCGATTACAGTTCCTTCATCATTGTTGTCTAGCAGGTCAACGAGGTGTGCATATTTTGCTTTGTAATCTTCTTGAATTTGTTCAAGCGTTAACGGAGCAGCCTCTACCAGAACATCAACTGGCTTGAATCTTGAGTTGATGAAGTCGATGTCTACTCGTTGTGCTTTAAGGCCGAGAAAAAATTCTGTTTTTCTATCTTCGTCTTTGAAGAAGCTTAGTAGGTCGGAAATTGAAGTGTCGCACTCGATATTGTTTCCAATAACAGAGGAGATTATGGCGCGGATTTCATCATCGGTCAGCTCGTCAGTGTTAAGCTCAACGGAATCCATTTCATAAGTTAATACAATTCTGCCCAGAAACAGGAAACTTTTACGCGGATGCAATTTGATTTTAATTTTACTCATTGTTTTAAAAATCCCAGAAATTAGATAATAAAAAAGGCGGGGCGGTAAAACCGCTCCCGCCTTTGTACTGCTTATAAAGTGTATGCAATAGATTACTTGCGAGTAATCGGAGCAATGCCACTAATGATAGATTGCGGTGGCAGAACGATTTCGTTCGGCTCGATAGAAACGTTCTTAGCAACAGAAATTGCCAGACCTTCGTTGAACAGAACCATACCGTAACGCTCACGGACTTTAATCTTCATAATGTCACGAGCAGGATCATTCCACTCTTCAGTGGTAGGATCTTCGTTAACAATGATTGCACCCAGCTCACTGGTATCCATCATATAGATAGAGGTAGTGTTGGTAGATGCATCAAATTGTACATGGTGAGAAGGAATAATACGCAGACTTCCGAACGGGAAATTGATTGGGAAATCAAAAGTCGAAGTTTGAGTACCTTCACGCTCAACTTGTGACGGGTTCTTCTCGGTAGGACCTTTAGCGCGACCAATTGCAGACCAAGCGTTAGCAGAAGTCGGATAAACGTTCTGTGGAAGACCGTTGTACCACTGACCACCACCGTTTTGCAGGGTGAATGCACGCATTACAGGATCCTTAACGAAAGCTGCCCATGCCAATGGGTGGCACAGAACTACGTTAGGAGTAAAACCACGCTCCAGAGTCTTCGAATACATATCGAAGAAGTCATCGGAGGTCATAGAACCGTTGCCTGAACCAGTCAGGTCACGACCAGAGGTACGACCCAGTTCTGAGTTAGCAGGATTACGGTTGTCAAAAACAGTTACACCAAGTTTGTGGAACATGTCGAAAATTTTACGCTCTTTGTGACGAGCCATCGCTTTTGCAACTTGACGAGTGTGCATGCCGATGATATCCCACATAGAATAGCGAATGGTTTCTTCGGTTACTTTGAATGCCGCACCGACTTTACCGATGTTAGCAGTCACAGTACCTGAACCGTGTTGGATGGTGAATTCTGGATATTCTTGACCTTCCGCCATGTCCAGCGACAGACCAGCAGTAGCACCTAGAGTACCGAAGGAGATAGAAACTCCATAACCATCGAAATCAATACGTTGCAGCAGAGAAGTACCAATCAGGTTCGGCTCGATTGCTTCACGCATAACTTCAGTCATTACACGCTTGAACAGGATCGGGGCGTTAGGAGTTGCCACCGCATCCTCAATACGCAGCTTGTTACCATCTTGGGTTACACCGCCGTTACGGAACGCATCACGAAACTTACTGATGTCTTCCTGATGTTCAATTTCTTCTGGTGTCCAATTATCACGAATTAACATTGTTTAACCTCTTCTTATAATTAACGATTTTGCAAATTAATGCGAACTAATCCAACACCACCAGAGTAACTCAGAGTATCTGATTTACCGCCAGTTGCAGTACCAGGCATAGCTTCCAGGCCACCGAATTCAAAACCAGGAGAACGAACTTTGTCCAGGTAATCACGTACTAGACGCATATCCAGAGAAAGAACTTGACCGATTACTTCATCAGCCTTGGTGCTTGTACCATAACCATAACCAGTATCATCAGCAGACAGTACGAAGTTAGAGTCCATATCGTATGTTACGAACATACCTGGCTTGACTACTGTAGTAGACAGATTCAGAAGTTCTTTAGCACGCTGCTCAGAAACTTCTTGCATTTTTGCCAGCTCACCAGCTGTCGGCAGAGCGGCAGATGATGTAAATGCTTGTGTTACTTGATAGAAACGAGTAGATGCAGTTGCGGGAGCTGTGTCAACAACTTTAACAACATCTTTAGCTACTAGCGCAAGTGACGCTTTGTAAACTTTTGCTTGACCCTGAGCAGAGGTAGCGGTAGCAATCATTGCACCCATACCAGCGAACGGAGCAGCCAGATAAGTAGCGCGATCAGTAACGATCGGCAGTTCCAGTTGATAGTCACAAACGAATGCAACTTTGTTTTGCAGACTGAAGTTCATAATGTTGAAATCAGCTGGGTTCTCACCGTTACCACCAGCATGACGCCAGTAGTTGTAAGAAGAAACACCGACAGGCTTAGATACGGTCAGAAGAACAGTACCATCGCAGTTAGCGCCAGAGATAAATGATTCAACAACAGCTTCACCGTCAACAACTAGGGCACCAGCGGCATTACGCACGGCAGCATCAACGTCTTTAGCGGTATAACGAGTCAGACCTGCGACTTCGTTTGCTTGGCCAGCACGAGTAGTAGTCTTAGCTACTGCGCCTTTTGCTACCAGAGCTTCTAATTGCTTGCGCAGACCAGCCGGAACGATGTAACCATTGGAATCCATGGAAACAATCTTACCACCTGACAGAACAACTGGGTATAGCAGACGAACGTTGTAACGAACTTCTGGCAGATATGGTGCAACTTGGAATTCACCAGCTGGACGGATACCTTCAGAAAATTCGAAGTTTGGGGTCATGTGTCCCCATTGATCGTAACGCTTGTAGTTCGGACGTCCACCGACCGGAGCTACTGCGCTGGCACCAGTGCCGTAACCCATGCTTGTTTGATGGAACTGGCTGTAAGGATTTAAACTTTGAGACATTTATGTCACTCCTGTATTTTTATTCAACTTAAAGTTTGAAATTTGAAGGCACTTTGCCTTGCTGTTTTAGATCTTTGATCAGATTTGTAGCTGCTGTTAAGCCTTTCTCACGCATAGTCTTCTTATACTGATCACGGATTTCGGTTGGATTTAACTGAGTTTTTACGTCTGGTTGCTCACCATCGGTAATCTTCTCACCACCCTCGCTTTCTTGATCGTCAGTATTCTATGATACTGCATCAGAGATGTCAACTGTTTGTTCATTTTGTTCAACTTTTTCAGCAGGTTCTACAGCTTCTGGCATTAAATCTTGCAATTTATCTTCCAGAGAGATGAGTTCACGCTTCATTAGTTTCTCTTTGTAAACAGAATCAGTCAGCTTGTTTTCCGCAACAAGAATGTTGTGTACTAATTGCTTCTTCAGCTTATCTCTTAAGGATACAGCCTCTGCTTCAAATGCAGCAGCTTCATCTTCAAGAATAACAAGACGTTTAGCTACATAGCTGTCTTGCATTTTACCAGTTCCACCTGGGAACAGTTCGTTAAGGGCTCCCTTAACCACTTCTGCCATTTTGTCTACAGACATAGTAGCGGAAATCATTTGTGACAGAGCGCATCTTAGTTCCCAAACTCCCCATTCGTCGCACGGAAGTTTTTCACGCAGTTCGCCCAGTTCAGATTCATCCATATCAGCAAATTTCTTGCCGTTATATGCTTCATCCTTAAAGTTCAGCAGTGTACGGTCGAAAGATTTCTCTCCGCCTTCAGTAACAGGCTCACCTGCACCAGCACCTTCACCGCCCTCTACAACAGGGACAGCTTTAGCTTTTTCTGCCACAACAGAATCGGTAATTTTTTGCAGTTCGTCTGCAATGTTTACTTCTTCTGTTTTAAAAATCTTTTTAGTTCTGCGAGCCAGAACTGATTGGAAGGCACTTACATCTAGCTGATCTGCTACTTCAACACCTTCGTTATCGATGCTTTCGACGATCTCACGAGCGACTAGCAAATGTGCTGCATCATGAATTGGTAGAATTTTTTCTCCGGCGATAAGAAAGTCAGACGCTTTCAGGTCTTTGTAGGAATCTGCAACGTAAGTTGCTTCATCATAAATGCCGATCTCTTTCATGCGTACTGCCATCAGCTCGTTAGCACGTTGAGAAAATTCTGTTGCTTTAATCTTCTTCACTATTGGTTCCTCTGAGTCATGAAGGACAAAATCTAATATTTTAATTTTTCCATTATCATATCCTGATTCCGAATCTTTCAAAACCACAGTTTTAACGTGCGGATCAGCAGGAGTTTCCACAAATGATAATTCTTCATAAGTTATCGAATCACCGATCCAATAACATTGTTCGCCATCGTAGACTTTACCACGTTTATGACAAACATCTTTGGTGTGCCCTATATTAGAACTACATATAGAACAATAAACATCTTTGGCTTCGCCACCGATTGATACATCGGAATAAGTTCCATCAAGTATCTTCTTAATGGCATCTGGCTTGGAAATTGTAGCTACAAGCTCAATATGACCAAGACCTTTGTATTCAACCGAGGAATCATAAAGCTTTCTTGTTTCAAATTCCTCTAAAACACCAATTATATCATCTATACTATCAAAATCAAGAACATCCTCACCATACTCTTCATAATGTATATATTTTGCATCGTCAATATATCCAAAATGTTGATTTTCATCGTTTAGATTGTCTTCTGAATGTCCATGTATAACTGGGTTGCCGATAAATGTATCGACACCATCTTGCATTGCTGTTGGCACGTACAAGAAATTATTCTTATTAATTATACCAGCGTGACTAGCCTCTACTTTGATTCTTATACTTTTAATCTTTGAGGCATCGTTAATTTTAAGGCCGCCGAAATCAACGGCCTCAATTTTTATCTTACTCTGCTACAGCTTCATCTAAGTTCTCTCCCTCTAGCTTAATCAGCTCTTCATCCAGAACACAATCTATTAATAATTCAATAGATTCTTCACTCTAGAATGCTGAGGATTCTACCATCAGACGAATTGCAGTGTCTAGCTATGAATCAAGTATTTTGGACGCTAATGATTCCTCACTATCAACTTCAAATTCAGTAAATGAATCATATATTCCAAATGTTAAATGATCAACCATACAGTCACGAACAACTCGTGATAGACGTTGCTCTAGTGCAGTCTCACCTGACATAAGCAAATCTTTTAGCTTTTGCTTGTTCTTAGGATTAGCTTTTTGAGCCGCTGACTTAGAAGCTGCTTTAGCTTTTTGAGCCGCTGCTTTCTATGCTGTCTTTTTGGCTGCTGGTTTTTTGGCAGCTCCACCAGCCGCTGGCTTAGGCATAACTTTAGCAGTATGAGAAATAAGTTGTTTCTGCTGCTTAGTTCCGTGCTCTGTAAGCTCTTTATCATTTTCCATTGTTGCATCTTCTGCTGCTGTTTGCAGTAGGTATGGAACAGTTTTTTCTGGATCAAATCTCTTGTCGGTATAATCCATTGCTTCACGAGCTTCATCTATCATAATGAGGCCAGCATTAGCAAGGTTAAGGATATGAGATTCTTTTGTAATTGTCTCATTCTTGTCGATAGGATTGAATTGAAAATAAACCATATCTTTTTCTGGGACATCAAGTTCATTTTCATAGTTACCACTTTCAAGTAGCAGCTCCATAATGAATCTGTTCATGAACGATGCGAACGTTGTTTGGTAATCACTGATTGCATCAATTAATGCAGATGAAATGACTTCGCCTGACTATTTTGTTGTTGAACCACCTTCGCCGAAATCAATACCGGACATACCTAGACCGGCGTACACACGGTTTTTAAAGTAAGTTAAGTATGACTCTACGCGAAGTGCTAGAGATTCTGCACCAATCGCTTTAATTTCTACACGCTCATTAGTCGTAATGCCGCCGTCTTCTTCCATCTTGGATAGATATTCGGTTGCAATATCAACTTCTCGTGTACCATCACGCAAGATTTGAGCTGGCATTTTTTCAGTACCAACTTTAACGTGCATTATGGGGAATAAATTTTTATATATAAGCTTTTCAACGCATTCTTCGATACGTCTTAATGCAAGAATATCATCCTTAACTGGCTCAAGGGGTGGTGTGCCCATTGTAAATCCAGGTCGTCTGTTAAAAAAGATGTGCTCAATGTTCTCTACTTCGAAATTTCTGTACTTATTTCTTGGCATATATTGCCTATACAGATAGACATTTAATGAGTCATCTATTTTTTGAACCATGGCTTCTGCTGGCAGAACAAAAATTGCAGCTACAGGGCTTAATTTTTTCCCATCAAAAGTTGTTCTGGCTTTTCCAGAAGACGCGCTTTCCTTCCTGACTTTAACAAAATAACAGTTATGTAATGAAATTAATGAATACGCAATTTCATCCAAAATAACTTGCATTGGTCTCTTCTATACAAGAGCAATTTCTCTAAATCGCTTCTCAATATAGTCTATATTTTTCTTATTTTTAGAAGCAAAGTAATATCCATTTCTGAACATTAGCTATTTCTTTTTAAGAAATGCTCGCATTGCCAAAGCTTCTGTGTCAATTATACGGCCATATTCCCAAAGATTGTACTCTGGCTCTGTAAAGGTTTGCGATCTTTTGACAACATTTTTTGTTGCTGGACCGACAAAACTTAGAACCGGGTTATCAACCTTTGAGAACTCTGCATCTTGCAATTGCACTTCTTGCTTAGCCTTTGAGTCTTGAAATCTAACATTTCTATGGGCAACCTTATCACTTATTGTGCGTTGCATTTTAAATGTTTTAAAAGACTTCTTTAGATCAGCAGCTGAAGTGCCAATGTTGACTGCATAATTTGTATGAATCAAAATGTTGTCGTTCATCTTATTCCTCATGACTTAGCCAAGGAAAGTCTTGCTAAAATTTCCTCGTTTGTTGAACATTTTATTACAGTTGACTTCTGAATAGATTTTGCATCAACAGAAGGAGAATCGGTTTTACTTTTAAGAATATTGAACGTTGACTTTATTAATTCAGAATATTCTGGTATCACAAGTACGGCGTTCTTATCCGCTGTGACTTTACTGATTTGTGTTTCATCTGAGGGAACAGGCTTGATTGGAACAGAAGGTCTATTGGTTCCAGACGTACTAGGGCCAGTACCAGTGGTTGCCTTTTCTTGTTGTATTTCGTCTATTACCTCTTTGATAATTTCCTGAATATGATTCTTCTTGATGAAGTCTTCAGTATTACAAATCTTTAATCCAAGCTTCGATTGTGTGTTGGTGCCAGGTTTCTTTGTGAAAATAACAGCTATATTGCCTTCACTCGTATTTGTTACGCGAGCTGTAGCATCAAAGGATTCAGCAATTGCATCTGCTATATCAACATGTGATATTTCAAATGGCTATGTTTGAATAGGTGTAAATGTGGATACGCTAGAATTAAATTCTCTTTCACGTATCTTTTTGCCAACCTTTTTCTTAATAATCTACCTTATAAGATTCACTAGGCCAGACATTAATTTAATGTCACTTGTGATTGATGGAAGGCCGCCCTCAACTCCACCTCGGGTTGGACCAGACCTCATCTCTTCACACTGCATGTATTTACTAATGCCAATCAAATCTTGATATTTCTTATCAACGGATTCAAGTGATTTCTGAATTGCATCATTCGTTTGTCTTATCATGCCCTCAGTTGTCTTTGCTGCATCGAAGACAGATTGAGATATTTCAGATTGTTGTGTTCTTATTTTGCTGATTATATCATTAACTTTTGAATCATATTTACTTGGAGGTGCTGATGCTAAATCTACACCGGTAAGTTCAAACAACGTATTGGTCTTAGATTCGCCAAGCCTTTTTGCAATCTCCCTCTCTGACGGAATTGCTGATGCAATAGTTTCTAATGCAGTTACAGCACAGTTAACTGGCTTCATTGCATAGTTTAGAATATCCCGTATCCCGTTAAATACAACAGACATAATTGACTACATGACGCCAAACGAAAACTAATAATCGCCTATTCCGCCTATATTAATATCTGCGTTAAAATCCAGCAATGACTATAAAAGCAATGCTGATATCATATTTAAGTCTTTGATACACATGTTGGCAAATATATTGCCTATATCCATTAGGCCGTCAAAATTTGCAGAAAGATCAAAATCAAGAAGGTCCTTCAATCCCTTTAGCTTGTTTTTAAGAAAATCAATTTGACCCTTAAGGGCATTGATCAGGTTTTTAAATGCACCGATTACATCCATGTCTAAATCACAAGCAAAACAGTCTTCAGCAAATTGCTTTAGGTCTGCTATGTAATTCTTTTTATTAACACCGTAATCTGCTTGTATTGGCGCACTTGAAGATTGACTGTAGTCAAAATCATCATTTGGTGAAACAACTACAATCTGTCTGTCTGGATCTGGTGATGCCAATTGATTATCAACACCACCTATACCAGCAACAATATCTTTTATATCGTGTAGGTCATCCAGAGCAGAGGAGATTTCTAATCCAATGGCGACTGGCACTTTAGTAAGGCAATTGTTTTTATCTAATGCATCCTAAAAAGCTTTAATAAGCAATTGTGCATAATATGCCTACTGCTCAATACCATTGGTCTGTTCACCTGCCACTGGAATAAAATCTTTCATCATATATTAAAATCCAAAGCTGCTCTAATTAAAATTAGGTAATCCAACTCTTGTTGTTTCTTTTAGGACTGGCGGAATTTGTGGTTTCAGAAGAATTGGTATAACCAACTGTCTTCTATTTTCAACCATGTACAAATCACCAGCAAGACCCTTCTATGAAACGATATAGTTACCGTTCATATTGGGCTATGTTTTTGTTGTGTTTTTATATGGCTCTACAGGACTGATGGATTCATATTTGGAGATCTTATTTGGAAACTTACATTTCATAAGTCTCTTGTTTATATCTGTCATCCATTTTTTAACACGAAGAGAATATTCGTGCGCATCAGGTCTTGTTAGAAAATCTTCTGCGGCAAACTGATATATTCTCATGTATAAATCAGCGCGTTGCCTCTTTGATATTGACTATTGGAATTCGTCTTTAAACACTATTGCCATTTGCATATCCCCTCAGCTCTGCAATACCTCTGGCCTTGCCTGCTGTTTTTGTAATTGAGATACAGTATTCAATCATGCTATAGGTTATATACCCATAAAGTGGGTCACTTTTATCAAGAGGCCCAAATAGGTAATTTATCGCATCTGCTAATTGCTTATTTTTGTCCATATCGACGTACACCATTACATTAGAAAGCCCCTGTCGAACTTCGCTCTTCAGGGACTCGTATTCTGCAATAATGGCGTCAATCTCGCCAATTGTTTGTAGGGCAAGCTTCGTGTTTTCATCCTTAATAGAATTACTCATACTCGATCTCCAGCTCTAGTGAAAACAATGAATTAACAATGTCTTTTGGCTTAATCATTATCCACAATGGAAAGAATGTTTCCTTTTGAGGAGAGATGATACGAACGGTATTAAAAAGCGAGACCTTATCAAAGTCTGTTTGTGTTGGCATTGAGTCCATTGTTAACATTTTGATTTCATAAAGATTTTCAAGATCAGGATTTGAATCTCGACTAATTCTTATGTTCATAACATCTATTTTATCTGTTTTTGTTACAATGTAGTATTTTTTTACTACGATTGCACCAGCTTCAACAGATATTACGCTGTTAATAGCACCCAACTCTAACAAAACTTCATCGATAGGGTCAAAATAACAAATACCAACGCTGTTTGAAACAGTATCTGAATTAACTGTTATGTTGACATTGTTTATGATATTAGTTGGCATTATATGACTCCGATTAATTTTATTACCAGGAGGATCTGCCAAAACCTCTTCTAGCGCCTCCCGATGACTAGCCGAAACTAGCTCTTCCTGTACTTACGTGCTTGCTTCTACTAAGCTTATTATTATACATGTTTTGTGCGGATTGTCTAGAAGCGAATGGCTATGAGTCTGGCGTAATTAGTTTTGTACCATCAATATCTTGAATCTCCATCATCTCAGCAATTGCTTGCTCATCTGTCCTAAATTTACCCTCAGAATTTCGATTCATAACATTGATTGCTATACCACCCTACCCCAAAGAAGATAGGAATTGTGAATAATTACATGCAAATCCGTATAGACCTATCATAAATGCATCAAGATCGTGGTCGCCTATAGAGTCTTGTTCTGCCCTATACACTGGCTTACCACTCGGTGTTCTTCCTGCAACTATATAGTTCTGCATTTGCTTAATCAAATCCTTGTCCACCTCTTCGTGCAGTATGAAGGCTGTACGCTCAAGCATTCTAACTGAGTTCTCAACAAGGTATGTTTTTGTGTCTTTTGATATTTTAAATCCAGTTTCCTGGTCAGATATTTCAATCTTAGACGAGAAGTTTACACCAACAACATCAATTAGATTTCTATCTGGGTGATCTTTAGGTAATGAATTTGTTTGAATAATATCAAGGGCATATGATTTCATAAATTGAATAGATGAAACACCAAAGCCTTCGTCCACATACATGTGATCAAAAACATATTTTCTATTTAAGTCTCTAATTTTGGCAACAGCATCAACTTGTGACCACCCTTCGCGTGACACAGATGCTTTTTCTGCAATAAAGAATTTCTTCAGTATTTTGTCAAATGCAATGGCAAAGATTCTTGTTCCAACCTTGTCATCGTTCCAGTCACATCCCATAACCATAATGTAACGGGATCTATCCTTAAGAACGTTTAGCCTGTCAAATTCAGAGAAATTATTGTCTATACATTTATCAATAAAGAAGTTTTGGAACACACCAGCGTTAGATTCACCGAATTCAGCCATGATTTCTTGCACATAACCGATGTCTGTTGTAGAGCCACGCAATTCATTATCAAGAACATCTGAATAGTGTGGAATAACAAACGATGGAAAGTGAAATTCTTTATACTCTTGACGTTTTGAAAACTTATGTAAGTTCTTTTTACCGTCTGGTGTAGAAGACATAAATATCGTTGTTTCGGGGGTATCAAGTAGGATACCTAAGATTGAGTTTACGTCTTTTTCAGTAAGGTAGTCTACCTCGTCAAGGATGATGTCATCTGCTGGCTGACCACGAACTGATTTTGCGCCTTGTGTACCGGCAGTAAAGCCTTTAACACGGGAGCCATTTTTAAATTTCATTGTATGCACGGGCTACTTTGTGTAGCTTGCAACCATATCATCATATGAGCCATATTTTTCTTTATCTAAGTTATTTAAAATAACTGTCATGGCTTCATAAATTTCTTCTGTTTGTACTTCTGCTGGACATACAATTAGTGTTTTAAAATCATTGTTCATTAATGAATTATGAATTGCCCTAAGCGCAATTGAGAATGATTTACCAGCACGACGACCACATCGAACAACCTTTCTGTTTGCTGTACAGGAAAGAAGTTGTGATTGATACCAACGCTCAACAAATATATTTGCAGCAATATTGAACTTTGCCCAATGAACAGGGTCGATTAAATCCTTGAGCATTTCAAGCTCAGAGTCTTGAAACATTTCAATTACATCTTCGTCATATCTGTTTTCAAGCTTAGAATAGCCAGAACACTGTATGGTAATTTCGCCATACTTGGCTATTTGCTCACTTCTACAGTTGGTACACATACTATCAAGGGACTTGTCGTAATCTTTCCAGTCAAGATAGTCTCTCCAAGGTATTTCGGAGAGTTTCGTCTTTTTCATTTTTTCTTCTAATTGACGCTTGTGTTCTTGATAGACGCTATCACCAACTATCTCTACATTAACTCCCATATAAAATCTGGGCCTCTCTCCCCATCATTTGTCCACGATTATTCATTGCGCTTTTTGAAATTGCAGCCAATGCGGCCTCTCTATGTGTGAGAGTATTTCTATTTTGTATGATATTTCTATTGAGGTCTGGGTCATACATTTTCTTGGCAACTGTTTGAATACCATTGTTTGCCTGTCCAAGGCTAAGCACACCTTCTACGGCACCATACGCCAAAGCTGCTCCTGCAATACCACCAATTGCACCGCCATATAAGCGGCCAGCCCATCCTGAGCCACGAAGACCTTTGTCAATACCAGCCCCAATGTTTGCTCCAAGTCTAGCACCATAAAAACCCCCGGAATGCAATGCAACGTTTGATGCTAAATAATCAGGCACCTATTCGCCATTCTTAGCTGCATCATAAGCCATGAAGGCACTGAACAGTGGTATACCAGCTGTCATAAATTTTGCCATCTTGCTATTTTGAGCTAAATTACGTTGTGCATTTGTAATGATACCAATAGAGTTTAGCATTTCAGTTTTGCCAGCACCCTAACCAAATACAAAGCCACGAGCCCTTTGAAAGTGCTCATTAGCTGTTACATCTTTAAATTTTTTCTTTCCGTAGCCATAGCCAAACAGACCAGAGTCACGAACGTCATCCCAATAACTCATAGTTTATGATGCCCCTACTAGTTTTCAAAATTATAAAATCCAGTTCCGTGATATGGATTTGGATCTTGAATCTTTTTCTTTGGTGGAGGAGCAGAATCATTTTTCGTAGCTTCATTTAAAGCATATAAGGATGCACCTACAACAGCCAAGGATCCTAAGACCTTTTGTTTGCTTGTCATATCTGCAATTTTTTCAAATGTATTTCTTGCACTCCAATTGGTAAGTTTTAACCCACCATTTGTTTTTTCGAACTATTCGATAAACTTAATTCTGTCAGAATTCTATGTTGCAGACTCAAGATTCTTGTAAAAGTCTGAAGCTTTATAATTTTTACCGATAGTTTCAATTCTACCCATTCTAGAATATCTCTCATACACGTTTGCAAATGCAACTTGCCAATCTTGTGTAGATAGAGCCTTGCCATAGTTCTTTCTGCTTAAAAAATGAGATTCTAATTCTCCACTTTTAGTATTTGCATAAACCAAAATTGGATTGTTGTGCTATGGTGTTGGAGACTGTCCAAGTATTCTTGTATAACCCTGACTATCTATCTCTGAGAAGGTGTTCTTTAAAGCCTTGTAAAAGCCTCTCTGAGCTTCTTCTGGTTGAGCCTTGGCCAACCTAGCGATAACACTGTAGTCGTCTCCAGAGAGCGTTCCAGAGGCCATACGTGACCTTAATTCATTCAACTTGTCAAATGCACGAATTTGTCTTTGAGCATCATCTAACGCAGTGTGTGTCTCAGCCCCCTCAAGTAGGAGATTCCTAGATAAGAAATCGACAGAGGTGCCGACAGTTATCATTTTTGGATCCATCAATCCCAAACTTGCTGCCTGAGCATAAGTTGCCTTTGTAATGTCCATCAAATCAATTACAAATGCGCCCTTCCTGGTTGCATTTTTATATTCGTCTTCATAAAGTTGTGCAACTTTCATATACGACGTTTGTGCCTGCTGCGCCACTTGAGGGTCATTTGTTCTAAGGTATCTGTCCATTAAAGAAGATGCCCTAGTTCTTTCATCAGAAACAGCTGGTGGTGTATATAAGAATTTACCATCATCGACAAAGCCATACATGTTGGTCATATATCTCATATTTGGCTTTTGAACACCAGTTTCTTTTAGCATTTGAGCAAGCATGCTATTTTCAAAGTTATGGTTTTGAATCAAGACTGCCTTTGAACTTGTTAAGTCATTTGTTAAATCAAGAGCAGCACCATAAGGTGTTGACGCTGTATTTGACGAGATTGCATCAAAAAAGGGAGTCAAGCTCCCTCTAGAGAATTGTTCATTGGCAAATTCTGGTGCGCGTTCTACCATGTGACTAAAAAAATCCATTGGATTTGTATTGTTAAGATAATTAACAAAAGTTTCCTTGCCATGGTTTCTACCTGCAACACCAATTGACCAGATTTTATCTTTATATACGTCTATACCAGATGATTCCACGTCAAGAGATATAAGACTTTTAAAGTAATCTTTAGCACTCATGGTTTTAAAGCCTCTATAAATCTTCTGTACTGAGCAGCAGAATCAAATATTTCTTCTTCGGTAATGAATCTATATTTGCAATTCTTTACCTTTGAATCCGCAATGAATTTATTGGCAGCTATAGCCTTAACCTGTACATCGCGTCTATGTATCATGCTTTGCGGTTTTATTTCTAGTAATTCACTTGATCCATCCATATAAACCACAAAAAGATCTGGTATGTATTTATGATAATCGCCTTCGAAGAAGTAAGGAATCGACATTGCCTCCATGAAGTATGCTTTTACATTATCATCTTCTTCTAGTCTTAAGCAGTATGCGAATTCATATGCTGACCTAAATGTAATTTCTTTATTATTTTTCTTAGACCACATAGCACCACTTATGTGCTTTCCTTCCAGGTTAACATAAAAGCCTTTTGTTTTTATGTCCTGCTGTCTACTCATCTTCTTACATTCTTGTACGCGTTCGATACTTCTTTGCTTAAGGTATGAAAGCCTGTCGTTCTTTTTCAACTCACTTCTCCTTTAACTTAGCCATTTGCTCCATTTTTTCTTTAATTGAAGCCATTTGCTGAAGGACTGATACTTGTTGTTGATTTGTTTGAATTGCTTTAAGCTTAACCTTGGCATCTCTAGTAGCCATAAGCTACTTGAGAATCTTATCTCGTCTGGATTTAATTCTCTCTTTAAGTTCCCATGCTTTCGCAATTGTCTCTGCTTGAATTGCATTACCTGAAGAATCTACTGCTACTACATCTAAAACTGTCATAGTAGGGGAGTGCTTACCAAGAGTTAAATTTGCTCTTCTTTCAAACAAATTACATTCCGCCAATTCAGTAACTAAGCCTAATTCGGTGAAATTATCCATTTGAACGTCAAATTCAAACATATATTGTTGAGTCCATTGAGCTAAAAGTTCTAATTCAATTGGACAAGGTTTCTAAAGTGGAGCTTTTCCTATTTGCAATAATGGACATTCATGTCCAAATTCACATTTATCTCCAGAACAGATCATTGCTGTAGATCCTACAATCTAAGATCTAGATCTACTTAATGACTTTCTAACCTTAATTTCTTCTTCTTCTGTAAGAAGAATAGTATCATAGGTATCAGCATCTGGTCTTATTAACTGGTGAAATTCACTTGTAGTGATTACTCCATTGCCTAATTCAATCACTGCATCTAGTTTTCTTACGGCGATTTCAGTTTTAATAGGCTTTTCTTCCTTTATCACAGTAGGTTTTTCCTACTCTGCTACAGGTTTTTTTGTTATTTCCAATAAACTTTGGATTTGTTGAAGCTGATTCATTTGCTATTCCTGCAATTTGTAAACTTTTTAAAAGTTACAACTATTAGCTATATAAGTGTAAACTACAGTGACTGTATCAAGGTTCATTTAAGCAGAGGCTTATGAACCATACTGTAAAGTGGCTATATAATGCTGCTTTAAGCTAAGCCGTTAAAGTATGTTAGTAGTTTAGCATACTCAGAAGCTAAAGTCAATAGCGTAAAATAAAAACTTGCAAATAAATATTTCTTTACTTTTCAAGTAAACTATAGTATTGCCAATAGCTCCAAGGTATAGTATAATGCACTTCTTCTATAAAAGAAGACTACTACAACTACCAAGGACCTTATTATGCAACAATTTAGACTAATTGCCAATACAGATATCTTTAGCGGACATTGTTTTGGCTATAAAAAGAATACCTTAACTAAAAGTAAAGCTATTTCGAATCTGATGAAAAAAGCTAAAGGCTTTTATCCAGATCTAAAGATACTAGATTTCTCAGGAAAGTTTTGTAAAGACGAATAGATCGTCAGAATTCAATGCCATATTCATGGCAAAGTTAATACAGGAATTACCTATAAGGATTTTATGGAGAAACCGTTAAACTCTTGCTGTCAGTATTGTAATAGTAGTGTTGAGGGTAAAAAATAAAAACAACACAATAAAATAAGAGTTATAAAATGCAAAAGGGAGGCCGCAAGGACCTCCCCATGGTAATTAAAAGCTTCATCGAAGCTACATACAAAACAGTACCAGCGTTGCTGGATTAGCAATCTACCAATTCTAATTTGGCTTTTTCGAATAATTCAGTTCTCTCTTTTAGGTGATTTGTTCCACCGTTAATCTTCTTCGTCACAGCGACAACATCGTGTGCTATATCGTTTAGATTACGCGATTTCCAATACCATCCCGCCGATAACCAAGCATATTTTTCTTGTTCCAGAAGTTCTGGTTGTTTGACAAAATCTATCCCAACTGCTTTTGATAAGCTTCTGTAGTTATATAGACCTGTCACCTGAATATATCCTCTACCCTTATATTTCAGGCCATCACCGTCTCTTGCCGGTGTATTGCCTAATCTTTCTGCCAATTTACCAGTATCATACTTATCAAAATAAGCATCTTTACCTAGCTCCTTAGTGTATCTAAGTAGGCCGCTTTCTACGCCAACCTGAGCGATGAATTGCGCTACTTGTACAGGCCCTAGAATGCCGAATTTTTCCAAGCAATCATTAAGTCCGTCAACTTGAGCTTGACTAACTTTTATCCCGTAAATTCTCTCCAGAACAATTTTATCCATGATTATATCCTCTGCTTTATCAAATCCACGAGCAGATTAAACTTATCATTTAGAGTTTGTGAGATGATTTCAACCTTATCGGTTAATTCATCCATTTTAATTTCTAATTTCTCTACCATTCTCTAGGTATGTTCGTGCCTAGCATTGGATAAAATTTTATACTCTTCTATTTCTCTTACTCTTAATGAAAGCTCTCTCTGTTTTTCGTCTAATTCGTTCTTGATCATATTAATTTGAGCCTCAATCTCTTGTCTGGGCCTCTAAAATACTACCTCATATAAATACTGAAGCTACTTTAGGAGTCCCACTAGACCAACGATAGCTGCAATTACAGTGCCTAGCTATATATTATCCATTATTATTATCCTTGCCTCATCTTTAGTATCCCCTCTCTAGTTGTGAGGGTATGGTAATTTTAATGCTTTTGTAATAAAAAATCTATGTAAAGGTGTTGACTTAATAAAGCTATTGATAGATAATACGCATCATTCAATAACGTTACAAAATATTGGAAGTTTGGCCGAGCGGTTTAAGGCAGCGGACTCTAAATTCGCCGATCCAGAGATGGGTCCATGGGTTCAAATCCCATAGCTTCCGCCAGAATTCCCTATGAAAGGGAAAAATCAATAATATAATGGAGACACAAACAATGACCAAGAAAAAAGCCGAAGCAAAAGTTGAAGAAGTAGTAGCAGAGCAAGTTCAAGCACAAGCACAAGCACAAGCTCCAAAGAACCTGACAGTGCTAATGCTGGATGAAGCAACATTAAATCTTGTTATTAACCAGCTTCTGGAAATACCTGCTAAAGACGTATTCTCAACTCTTGTAGAACTTCAGAATCAGATTAATTCACAAAAAGAAATTGTTGAATTTATTAAATCTGCCGAAGTTCAAGAAGCTGCTACTCCTAAAGCAGAATAATATAAACTTACGAGACCACCACTATGCTAACAATGAAAGTTTATTTTAGAGATCATGAAGATGCGGACATTATGAGAACCGAGATCTTCGAAGTTGACAGATTGTTTCTTAAAGAGTTTCAGACTCTTGAAGCACAAAAGAAAGCTGCCATTAAATATGGCACGAACGAACCCCTTCTGGGGATAGTAACTACTGTTCATCAGATTGCTGATAACGTAGATACCGTAGATCATTACCTCTACTCTGGATACAAGGTATTTGTAGAGAGTGATTCAGGCAAAACAACGATGGTTGTCAGATATTAAAGAAGTTTTTTCATACATATTTTTTCCTCCTTAGTAAAACAAAAAGGCCCAGCTTTCGCTGGGCCTTTTTTTATGCTTTATTTTTAACTTAACTATGATTCTGATTTCCCCTAAAGTAGCCTTTTATTAGCCCTCAGATGCTAGCTATTGTTTATATGCTTGATAGCCAGTTTTTACTCTTGCGCCCATGTTTGCAAAGCCGTCTTTGACAAAATTACCGGCCGCTCCAGCATGCTAGTACGCCTATCTTCCAAAGCTAGTTCCCTTCGACATAGCACTCTGTCCCATGCCACTGAAACCACCAGCCTTATTAAATAAGTAAGATGCAGCCTTGCCTGTACGCGCTCCACCAAAAAGACCAGCAGCACCGCCAGCAGCAGCACCCCAACCATCTCCAGCAGCATAACCTGCACCAGCACCAGCAAGCATACTGATACCTGTTCCAATCATTGCAGATCTTTCCATGCCAGATGATGCGGCCCAAGCAGATTTCATTCCACCAATTCCGCCATTCATAGCACCAGTTGCCAATCTTGCAGCAGTACCAAATGATTGCCTATTAGCAAGAGCATGACGTCTATAAGCATTAGCAGTACCATTCTGGACTGCGCCTGGAGCTGACTTGATAAAGCTGCCAGCCTTAGCTCCAACACCTGATACCCTGTTCATAGCGTTTGTAAAAAAACTCATATCAAATACCCTGTATGATTTTTATTTTTCCTTCCGGTGTTTTTCTGTAGACAATACACCCTAAAGGTATGTTATATTGTTGACTGAAGACGAAGCCATTATGCTTCAAAAAACTCTCGGTTTGACCCGTTTGTTCTATGTGCTGAAATGCTTCAAAATCAACTTCAATCTCATGTTCCATAAGCTTTCTCCTGAAATCAACATTTTATCATAAGCTGCTTAATAATCACCTAAAAAGTTAGTTGACTTATTACGCTATTGGAATATAATATCACAATAACGCCACTCCTACAAATGGGAGCCAAGCGAAATAATAAGAAACGTCTCGGAGACATTCTATGCCAAAAAGTGAACGTCGTTATCAAGAACAGTTAAGTAAAGTTGATCGTAGATTCAACAAGACTGAAAAGGAATATGTAGTGCAAGGTAATTTAAACAGATTTATTTTAACACCCGTACAGCAAGAGCTGTCTCGTGTAATAGATGACAATACAATCACATTCCTCGAAGCACCCGCTGGGACTGGTAAGACTTCAGTTGTGTTGCACAATTATTGCAAACGTTATCTAGCTTCAAAAGAGCAAGACATTCTTATTATTCGTACTCCAGTGGAGGCAGGCGAAGATAAAATTGGTTTCCTGCCAGATGATAAGAAAGCAAAACTTGAACCGCACTTTGCAGCCTACAGAAAAATCCTTAGCGATTTCTTGGGAGGAAGATTCGGTGCTGACTTTGACAAACGCATCTTCTTCGATATTCCAAACTTCCAGCTTGGTTGCACATGGGATAATAAACTAGTTCTAATTGATGAAGACCAGCAGATGTCACCGCTAATCACGAAGCTGCTACTTGAACGTATCGGCGTCAATACTAAAGTGGTTGTGTGTGGCGACCCTAGTCAGCTATACGCTGCCGGGAAACGGAATGGATTGACGGACGCTATTAACCGCTTCACAGTTGAAACAAGAGATGGCCGTGCTTCTAAATATCAAGACGTAGGCTACTTCAAAATGACTGCTGACGACGTAATGCGTTCAGACATTGTAAGAACAGTTATTAAGGCGTATTCATGAGAAGAATGTTTGAATTCCACTGCGCAGAGTGCCATCAGATTTTTGAAAGACTGGTGGACTCTGAGTGCAGAGAAACAGAATGTAAATGCTGCGGATTTAAAAACGCACAAAAAATTATAAGTGCCGCCATAGGGAAGAGTTAGAATGCTAGTCCACCTACGAGAGCACGATGAGAAAGATTAGAGAATTCTTATGTGGAGAGTGCTGTGAAATATCAGCACTTCTAGTTGAAGATGAAATTACTGAAACTAATTGCAAGCACTGCAAAGGCTTGGCGAAAAGAATTATATCTGCGGTGGCTGGGCGCGGTAATGCTGCTCACGGTTTCCTTAAAAGATCACCCGGATTCAAAAACTAAATAATAGAGACTACCTACTATGGCAAATGATACAAGAGATATGTCGGCAGACATTATTCAAGCACTACGCAACACTGCTTCTTCAGAAGCAACTACAAGTTCTCTGAGAGATGAAGCTGTGTTTAACTGGAACCAAGTTAGACCAGTGAGATATTCAAAGTCGAGAGCACCTGAGTATGTGCAAGAATATTTTACTCACTCCATACCTAATCACTTTTACGATAAGGATATTGCTGTTAATAAAACCTATATTGATTTTAAGACACATGATGACATTTATTTCGTATATCGTGGTGGACAAAAAATCACTATAAGTGAGTTAGTCGATCGTCTTGAGTATCTCGAATCTGCGCTGTCAAAACTCTTGACACCCGCAGTAGAGAATATGGAAATTTAACTTGGGCGGCGCGGCATGATAGACAAACGCAAACTTGAAGAAGACGCGGCGCAAGACGTCGCGTTAGCTTTTAATAAAGCCTTCGAAAATTCTTTGTACTTTCCAAGTGACAGAGACGCTGTTGATTACATAAAAAGGATTGTGCATGAGACATGTGAGACTTTTGGTTTAGAGGATTAGTACAAGATAATTGTACGTGAATCACTAGACATTGCGAAGCGACAATGGAATGTAATTATTAAGTTGGGATAGAAAACTATAGACGGAACCATACTGTTCTGAAAAAGAAAAGGCCACCTCGGAGTTGGGTGGCCGTTTTAATCTCACACTTAAGAGAGAGGTTTAGAATAATGCGTCCCATGAGAATGGGGAACGTTTACAGTATACTACTAATGTTGTATCAACTGCAATTTAGTATTGGAGCTATAGAAAAATGACGGATTTAATAATAAAAGAAATCGGCGGCAAGAGCTTGTTTGGGTTTTCGAGTTTGCGTGAGTGGATGCATGATGATAGATTAGAGATTAGTGTTCCCCTACTTGAAGCAGTAGCCAAATTAAATGACATGGGAAACATCCTGGGAGCGTTTCTAAGCAATCGCTTTGGCTCTATCGGTGCTACCCCACAAGAGAAGTTCATAGCGCGTTCTATGAACGTTGTACGCTGTTCTGTGGGCATGCATGAGCCTTACCGTACAATGCGTGAGAGTGGTCCTGAACTTGTGTTTAATTTTAATATAGATGGCATAGTAGGATATAGGAACTTTACTACTGTTTGCAGTATCATATGTTCTCACCGGGATTTGGAGTTCTTGGGGATTAAGTTCTGGAAACACGAAGCAATTGACGAATGGTATATGTTGAACCTACCTAGTGATTGTGTTGATAAATTTATATCAATATATTCGAGGCAATTAATGGATCAGTATATTACTAGTGCACTTAATATTATGGGTGGGTAAAAAGATTTTAAGAGGCTGTCCGCAAGGGCGGCCTTTTTTGTTATGTGCGGCGCGATTCAATGACGCCCTATAGTTGCCCTGATTTTTTATAAATTTTATATTTTAAAGACCTCCTCCAAAACTCCTCCCCCACCCCCTCCGTTTTTAACCCCCTCCCCTCCAATTCCCTCCTACTCAGCAATCACACACCTGGTGCTGCGAAGTGTCCTCTATGGGCATGTCGTAAGTGGGGGTGTATGTTGATCCGAACCCCCTACCCCTAACTCTCTGCACGACCCAGACATGTTCGACTCTGGAGAATCGTGCAATCATTTTGTTTATCCTATTGGAGAATACTATTATGTTTACTAAATATATCACCGCTATCCAAGCTGGTTTCAAAGCTGCTACTGTTGACTTTAAATGTGCTGTAACTGATGCCAAGGTTGACGTTGCTCTTGACCAAGATGTATGTGTCGCACCTACACTGTCCCGTACTTACAAAGTAACCTATACTGTTGCTAAGTATATCATCAAGGCATGGAATTGGGTTTGCAATAAGCACACTGTAGTATGCGATCTGGTTGCTAAGCACCCTGTGCTTGCACCTGTAGTAGCTCTTACTACTATTGTTACCTCTGTAATTGCACTTGTACTGACTGCTGTACTGTTTAACTCTACTGCACTGCTTGTTGTTGCTATGGTAGCTGAGCTTGCCCTTACTGCATACTCTTCTTTTGTAATTGCTAATAGCTATGCTGTTGCTGTTGCTAAGAAGTTTAATGTAGAAGGCTTTATTGCACAGTTCGTACTTGGCTTTGCAATGTACACTGTAGTATTTGTAGCTCTGTGTGTAGCTAAACTTGCTATCGTTGCTGTACTGTTCTAATACATGGTGACTATATGTTTACCTATTTGTATAAACTAGTACGTAGTGTCGGAGTAGGAATATCCTGCGCCGCGCACAATTGTACGTATGAAGAGTATGTATCCAAGAGTACCAGTAAGCTAGGTATTATTGGTTATACCAAGAAGTACCCTTTACGTGTGAAAATGATTGTGGCCCCTATAGTGGGGGCCTTATTTGGAATTGCCTATTTCTATAAGGTGATTCCTATGATGTATGCTCTCGCTGTATTGTGGTATGTGTGGGGGTTTGTGGGGGATTATTTAACGGCGCGGAGAAATTTCGCGACGTATTCTCCCCTGATTAAGAAGTTTATAGAAAGTAGTTTATTATTGAAGTGGTATGGCGTAAGACACATTGCGTATGCATTTAGTATTGCGTGTGTATTTGCCTACTCGTTTATTTGTACCTTGATTGGTACTGCCGCGATTCATGTGCTTTTAGCATGATATTGCGTATTTATTGAAAAGTTTGATTTCCAACCCTGGAGCAAGAGTTCATTTACTAGTGAATAATTGCTCCTTTTTTATTATTTGAGGTGAGTTACGCCCATGTAAATGGGCTCTAATTTATCCTCTTGAGGAGAAATGTATGTTTGACTATATCACTAAGCACTACCGTGCTGTTGTTGCTGGTGTCCGCGCCGCAACTGTTGAGTTTAGCTATGGCTTCTCTACTCTGGAAGAACGTGAGGCTGCATTGCGTCAGGCTCGTGAAGAGAAAGATGCCTCATTTGCTCAACTGAAGAAGTTTAAGAAGAATACTAAAGCTGGTTCTGTAGCTGACTATGTGCGCCGCCGCGCACAGTTTAAAGTCAATGTACTGACTAGCCGTATTCAGAAGTTTAAAGATGTAGGTAGCCTTGGTTGGGCATTTAAGTGTGGACATTTCTGCCGCCGCCCTTTTGCCTCTATCAAGTCTATTGCTATTAAGATGTATAAGAAGTTTATGAGCCTTTCTACTATGAAGAAAGTCTCTGTTATTGTTGGTTCTGTTGTTGGTGTTTCATTCCTGACCTTGGCTGCTAGCGTAGTAGGAGTAACTACTCTGTGTGTTAGCTCTGCTACTGCTGCGTTGTCCATTGCGTTTAGCCGTTATGTATTTATCCGTAATGGTATCGCCGGTTGGATTGAGACTATCGTTGATGTTATGCTGTTTGCACTGTGTGCTGTAGTGACTTACTACATGGCATGACGGTCGTACACCTGGTACGTTATGCATTATCGTTATTATATGTATGCGTATCGGGTGTATTTAGTGTGTGTTTATATTGATAATAGGAGAGTCTAACATGTTCGACCAACACGTTGAAGAGTATCTGGCCATCCAATGGCTTAATGAATGTGCCCTCGTAGATGCAGATTTCATTCCCGAAGCCAACTGGACTTCGGAAACTGTTCAACCAACTGCTGAAATCGAGATTGATTGGGAGTTCTAACTCCCAATTCAACTTTGTTATCTGTTGTATCTGTATTATCTGTATTTTTTATTACTTACTCTATGTTTAAGAAAGAAGAGTGTTCTATCTTTGATTATCTGGATATCTCTTTTGTTATTGCTATGTTTAATAGTGATGATTGATTTATTTGATTTGTATGTATTTGCGGTTTAATTATTTATGCCGCGCGTTTTTTATTATTTAGTGTTTTTGTCTAACTTTTATTAATTTATTGAGGAATTGAGTATGTTTACTTATCTGAAGAATGTTGCTACTAGCTTTGTTGTGTTGTAAGTGCT